ATGCAGGCTATGGATGGTATCCATAGTAAGTTTGGAAAGAAAAAATTAGGTGTCGGACCATGTTTTGTTCCTGGTCGGAACTGGTCGATGAGTAGAGATAAACTTAGCAGGAATCCTTTTAAGTGGGATGAATTATTAACTATAAAATAAAAAATTAAACTTTTACAAATTCGCCGTTTTCCTGTTTAATAAGTGCATTACCATTTTGATCTAAAACTGGCAAACCTAATTTAGATTGTAGTGAAGGATGTAATAATTTTTGGTCAACTATACCTTCATTAATAGCCTTTAAAAGCATATCTTTTAATTTTCTTTCATTATAAGTTCTGACACTTTCAGATCGTAAGGAAGAAATAATCAATTGAGATACTTTTCCCAATTTTTCATAATTTAAATCAACTAAATCATTATGTAATTTAGACAAAGATTCAATAATTGTATCTCCTTCCGTTACTGCAATCGGCAACCCTAAACTATCTACATCTTCTTTTGAAAAATAAACAATTTGAATTCGATTAAGTCTTTCTAATTTCGTATTGGTAATCAAAGCAAGAATAGCTTTCTCTATTTCAGCATCAGTACAATTTTCAACTGCCCAAACAGATAAAGTATTTTGAGAAGTTTTTAAACAAGTAGTTAAGGCATCGGCTCTGACAAAAGGTATAATTTCTGAATCCAGTGCTTTTTCTGCAATTTCCTCTTCAGAAGGCCATTTTGCTTTACTTATCTTTCTTACAAAAATAGTCATATTAAATTAACTACCTTTATTATCTTCTTCATACAATTCAACCAATTCTTTTCTATAGTCATCAATCCATTTTGGAGTTAACTTAGAGTGCTTCAGTACATTATTATATGATGGAAGCATTAATTTCTCTTGAATTCTTAATGCATATTCTTTGATTTCAGTATCTTTATGATTAAGAACGATAAGAAAATTAGTTAAAAATTGATGATCAATAAAATCAGGAGCAATATTACCTAAAATTTTTAAAATATTAAGAAGAACCTTTGTGTTATCAAAAGAATCAATAATCCATTGGCTAATTTGTTCTTGAACTTCAACTTTACTATGTTTATAAAAGTTGATTAATTCATTTTCAATAGGTGAAACATAATCGACTGGCACATCTTCATATCTCAGAAAATTATCAAATTTATTCTTAAAAATATCAAATTCTCTTTTAATTTGCTTTAAGCTCTCTTCCCCTATCTTTTGTTCTATAACAGTGGGGTCAGTAATACTAACTACGTCTGTATTTAAGTAATCTTTTAAAAAAGACTGTATCTTATCGGTTTGCCAAACCGTTTTTATTGTTTCAATCTCGTACTTAGTGATTATCTTTTTATGATTACCACTTTCATACATAGTATTATTAGATAAATTATTTGAATAGTTCATATAAAAAATCTTACATTGATTCTAAAATAAATTTCTTTGAAGCATTTATAAACTTTACTACATCCTTACTTGTAAATCTAAAAACATCCTTAGTAGATAACGTATTAACATCATAAACACTTGCTAGAGTATTTCGAGAAACTCCTGATTCATGAGTTACATAATCTTTTGAAACAGATAAATTTACCATTTCATTTAGTTCCGCCATAGCAAAACGAGTAACTTTTCTCGATCTATTCTCAATAACATTTCGATCTAATTCTTCTGAAGTACAATACTCGCGTAATGTAACCTCATTATAATCCTCCCTAATAAGAACTAGCCCCAATCTTTTTGATTGTTTATAGTTTATATATGGGGTCAGATCCGAAAACGATTTAAAAAACTTTTCAAATATACTTTCTAATTCCTCTATTTTCTCAAAGGAATTTAAAAATACAAGTGAATCATTTCTAATTTGGTAGGTACATTTTTGATTGCTACTAACCAAATCAATAAATTTAGTTATCTTTTTTGTTTGAGAACCATCCTGAGAATTAATCTCAATTAATTGTTCAGTTATTTCTTTTGGAAACAACAAATGATTTATAGCAAATTCTTTTACTAATTTATCAAGTGTTTCTGGCTTAGATTGAATGGGGGTTAAACCTCCATTTATAACAATTTGTAATTGGAAAACTTGATCGTTCATTGTATTGAAAGCAAAATATAATTAAGTTTTATTTTACAGAATACACTACATCTGAACAATCCCCCCCTAAAATTTAAAGATTATTACCAATCAATCCTATAACTTACCTATAAACTTTTACAACTACCTCACTATACGTCGAAGTAACTGTGCAGTCTTGAGTAGAATGCACAGTAAAATTAGGTACTTCACATTGATACTCGATTAGCAATCCAGCCATAGAAAAATTGTTCTTGGCTTGGATTGCGCTCACAGATTTCAATGTAACGCTGACCTTGCATAATATTCAGAACTCGAACTAAAACTTTTTCTCCTTCTTTCCCGCGTTTGACCAAATAAGTTTTGAGTGCATTAAGAGTTGCCGGACCATATATCCCATCTACTGATAAATCTGGCCACCCTGCTTTACCATTGTTATTTAGGAGATTCAAAGCACGTTGTAAAAGAGGTTTTGCAAATCCGGTACCGCAATTCACACCAGTGTCTAGAAGCTCTTCAGCTACAGCAGAAGAAATGATATTCACCTGATCAAAACGTGGGGCTGTCCAATAGTTTTTGCGGTAAATTGCTTTGGCCACATCCAGAGGTAAATCTCGCATATTACCTTTGAATCCATTTGCTCGAGCAACTGCTTCAGTAATTCCATACTTAGTTGCACCACCACGGTCTGCTGGGTTATTTACGTACCCGCCTTCTCGTTTGATCAACTCATCAAGATATTGTTCGATGTTCATTTCACTTTCCTTTAGACGTAAAAAAGCCACCCGAAGGTGGCGCAGTTTTTTCAAGTTGGTTCATGCTTTTATAGAAGCAATAATTACATCCAACTTCCACATTAAGATTGGCACGGAAAACAAAAGAATAAATGCAACTATTGTTTGCCATAAGCCATACTTTTCAATAGACACTTTTATAAGCTCCACTATTGGTTTAAAATGCTCCATATAGATTTACTTTCCTCTTACTTTCGTCGGTGGGTGGAATGAAAAACCCCGGTAGTTAGCGCTACTGGGGTTTTGTTTTGGGTATTAAAAAACCCACTCGATGAGTGGGTTTTGTTAAGTTGATTTTATTAGTGACGAATCAGACTACCTGAAATTTCAAGTACTCCCATCAATCGACTTGACTCCATCAGTGGGTGAAACCAACGGTCGCCATAATGTTGATTACCTGTTGTGTAGCTTATGGTTTTTAAATCATCACTAATGATTTCTCTATTAAGAGGTCCTCTTAAATCCATTGTTCGAGTGAGTTTTAGAACTGCAATATTGGTTTTAAACGCATATTCAGCTAAGTAGTGACCTTGTTCATTACTAAGCATGTGTATTGCACGATAGATTTTGCTTGTCACAAAGTTTTGGGAAATAATTGCATCTACCAGATCCTTAACCAAACCCAATGTTTCATTATCAAATAAAGAACCTTGAGCCTTCTTCTCTGCACTACTGTACATCGCAATCAGATGATGAACATATTCCACTGCAACAGGAATCATGTCATATGGGATTTCATCAATATGCTGAACATTGAAACGCTGATGAACTAATTTATAAGCATCGCTGTAATTCAAATGCTTAGTTTTAGCTACAAGAAGATTTACAGCATTGGTTAGGGGTTCACGTTCGGATTTGTGGGTTTTGGCAACTGGTGTGCCAACTTCTTTATCTAAAACATCAAGTACCCACTTGCGGAATTGCTTCGCTACAGCAGTACGAGCAAATATTGCTATTAGGTGGCAGCCACGTAGTGAGAAGATCCGCATACCCAAATTGGGTAGCCGAGGATTATCAATAATTTGTGTCATATTTTCCGTAAATTCATCAGAATTACGATTAAAAATTTTACTGACCGCGTTCTCTTGTTTATATCCTAATGCTTGTGCCAATTCACCTGAAGAAAGCCAAATCTGGCCATCTTGCCGTGGCACGGGATTGAATTTCACTTCATTAAAACTTAATGCTAAACTAGACATATCAATATCCTTTCCTATGGTTGTTGATAAAAGCCCCTTGCCGTCAGAAAGTTGGGGGCTTTTTACATCCCCAATGGGGACTTTTACAATTTAAGACTTTAAAAACTTCTTGTCAATCCCCATTGGGGATATTATTATAAATAAAATTTATTCGAGTATAGGACCATGGCTAGAAGCTCAGACGTTGAATACAAAATGCGTATGACGCAAGAACTAAAAGAAAAAATACTTGAATCAGCAAAGTTAAACAGTCGATCAATGAATGCCGACATTGTTGCCCGTCTTGAAAAAAGCTTTGAAAATCAAAATTATGAAAAAACTGTAGAACTGATCCCTACCGAAACTCTAATGATGGAGTTAGCTAGCCGTATGAAAGGTTACACCATTACTGTTTCAGAAAAATCAGACATTAAAAAAGCACCCTAGGGTGCTTAAGAACATAAAACTAAATTTCCTTAAAAATCATAAAACTACTTCTTTCTGGATTGTAATTAATCTCTAAAGAATAATCCGTACATTCATATTTAAAAACTTTAACCCCATTACTCTTTGATTCTATCCACCCTGTTTTTGGTAGTGAATACAACGCCACTAACCCATTTTTATAATTATTAGCACTAAAATTATCTAAGTGACCAAAACTAACGCTAAACGCATTAATTAACTTTGTATTCCCATCAAAAGAAATGAATCCCGCATTGGTAGCTGGTGTTCCACTAAAAGCATCCTCAAATTCATTAGAGTGAACATAGTTAATATTTGCCTTATTAGTCTCATGATCTATGCTCAAATTTTTAGGATGTTCTGCTTTCAGTGATAAAATGGATTTACCCAATGCTAAACCGCTTATATTAATTTTACTTTTTGCCACCTCGCAACTATTTGCATATGCGAATACAGGAAGGCAAATAAGACCCAATAAAATAATCTTTCTCATAAAAACCTACTTATAAACTTTTCTCAATTTCAATAATTAGAGCACCTTAAAGTGCTCTATTTATTTCGATTTGCTTGCTTGCACTGAATGTACCAATTGTTTGCAAATTCAGTTATTGCTTCCGCCTTATACTCTTCTGATCCAAACTTTGGTTCTTTATAGGCTTCCTCGACCATCATCTCCATTAACCTTTTGAAATCCCTGCTTGGTTTGATACTCTCTATCATCTCCATTTGTCTAACCACAGAAACCCCTTCCTGCCTAAAGAGCATGACATTTTCAGCAAGTTTATTCACATCTCTACAGTGTTTATCATTAGTATCGGCTGAGTGAGTTACAAATGATGCTGTGAGTAAAAATGCAATTGGTAGTAGCTTTTTCATCAGTTACTTCCTTACATACTCTGGAAATTCTTTTAATAAACTATTACAAATCTTATTCTTCCCGTCTTTCTTTACATTTCGGTCAAATTCTTTCATGCCAAATATAAGGACTTTTTTTCCATATTCTTCGCCAAGTTCATGCTGAAAACACTTGGCTGAATCTGAGATTAACTCATTGTTATATTCACTATATCCACATTCAAATTGTGCTCTAGTTAATAAACCATGGACCGAAACAATCTGCTCACAATAAGTTGGCTCATCTCCATTTTTGGGAGCTAAAGCATGTGAAAATGATGTGGAAAAAACAGCCACTAACATGCTCCCTAAAATTATCTTTTTCATGAATTTCACCAATTGTTATAAAGTGTACTAACTTTAACAAACTGGTTACTAAATGTCACATAAAGGAAAACCACCCGAAGGTGGTCGTTTCATAATATTGGTCGTCAATAGGTTTTCGTAGTAGTCAGCGGCTTGCAGTGTCAACAGGTAATTTCTCTCTTATACGTGTACTTCTAAACAAGACCGCCCGAAGGCGGCATTAGCTGTTTTCAATGTCTTTTCTGGCTTTCTTAAACTCTTTAATCACTTCAACAATCGTTTTCCCTTCCTGTTTATCTATGAAATTAAAGATCCAACGGACTAAAGCCCAACCAGGTAAACCACAAACAAAGAAGAATCCTCCAAGTGCAATCATCCCCCATATATCAGTAACCCATTCATGAAGCCCCCACTTCACGATAATGAATGAACCGCCAGCAAGGCTTGATACAACCGTACAGATCAAACCTACAGCCCACTCTTGTGGTGAACGTGGCATACGTGTCATTAATACAACTGCTGCAACCAAGCCGACTGCTAAAGTCACCATGATTGCAATCCCATATAATTTTAAAAGTGCTGTAAAACCGCTAGTGGAAACTGGTTCCATAAATTTCTCCAGATATTTTTAGGCAATAAAAAAGCACCCGAATTGGGTGCTCAAAGTTCTCTTAAGGTTTAAAGGGTTTGTAAGATTTTCCCTCCATTCATTAATTTGGTTGTAAGTGGAGCAACTCCAATAATTGCAGGTCCCCCCGGCCCCGGCTGGCCTTCTGTCGTTCCATGGTATTGCCAGTTCCATGTTCCATCATTGGTGGACTTGGTACCGCGCTGGCCCCAACCTCCACCATCACCAGACAATGGAGATCCATAACGGTCATTTTGGGTTCGATAACCTTTACCAGGCACAGTAGCTTCAGCATCGGTTACTTTGACAACCATAAAGTCACCATTTAAGTACCAACGCCAGTCTTGTGAATCGTTAGTAATAGGTTGTCCGGTCATAACCCGACCAAAAGGTGCTCCAGCACCACCGGGAATTCCCTGAACCCCATAAGATGATCCAGTGTAAATACCACTTGGTGTTGCTCCACCACCTGAGCCGCCTCGAGCTAACGTCCCTCCATCGATAATCAGGTTTAGTTTGCTGTGCCGGTTCAACAAACCGGGTGCTCCCTGAAACCCATCACGCCGGGTTTTGGTAAAATTGAAGTCTGAATCTTTTTCCCAATCTCCGTAAGCTAGATGTGGCAACCCGCCATCTCCACCACGACCAACAACTGAACCTTTAATCGTTAGATTCACCACCAGATCAGGTGGGAACTCCCCTGTATCTATCGCTGGTAATTCAGTTGCAGCAGGAACGATATACTCTCGTTTTGCAGGACTATTATTATAGTCAAACTTATAAACCATCCTTGTTTCAGGTCGATAAGAACTTGAGCTTGAAACCAGCGCACCAGCTTCAACTACAAAGCTAATTTCTCCAGTCGTTGGTAAATCACCTCTTTGCATTTGATATAAACGTGCGAGATTAATATCAAGCTGGTCATATCGAATGTAAATCGGTGAATCATCTACTGGCACATCAATAAAGTCCTTGTCATTGAGGTAATAACGTTCATCGTAATTAATTGCCGTAATGGTATTAGAGAACTGGTCAGCCGGTTCTCTTTTTGCAACCAGATAAGGCAGTGAGCCTTTGGTATCGTCATTAACCACCGTATAGATAGTATTCACAAAATCATCAGGACTTAGCTTTAATGCACCGTTCGGTAATCGGCCTAAAACTACCTTGTTCTTGGAAGAACCTGCGGTAACAGGAATAAGGTCCACTGTGCCATCCGCCATTTGCAGATAAATCACATAACTCTTGCCTGCAATGAAATCTACATCATGGCTTAAGGTGAGGATTAAACCCTCTTGCTGTACCACCTCACCGCTTTGATGAATACCATTGCGATAATCAGCTACAGCGATCCGGTCACGTAAAACCAGTAATTCTGACTCAGGTGCCGCATCAAAGGTTATGGATTTACGCTGGAACCGAAGCTTGTTCCAGATCCGGTACGCATTAAAATGAGCTTGCCACTTGTTACGAACACCTACCGATTTCACCTCTTTTGGGTTCTTGGCTCCTTTATCCGGCAAGTAGATATTGATACGGCTATCATCAGTTGGATCCGTGTATTCATAGATCAGTCCATCGTAGTCATCCATCACGCCAAAGGTAAGGTCATGCTTGTAACTATCCGGAATGATATTCCTGAAGTTAAACAACATTACCGAGTTATCAGTTGGCCGCTCAAAATAAAGCTTGAGCTTATTGTTTTGCCGATATGCGGTACAAAACACTGCATCACATAGATTGGTGACCAGCTCTTCAAAAGACAGGTTTGTATCATCAATTGTGGTGCAGAACTTAGCCGCTAGTGGTGTACCAAAATAATCAACTACATCGTTATAAGTCCGATAGATGTTTTCCAGATCAATCTCATCAATCGTACGGCGACCAATCTTGTCATCCAGTGCCATTGAAACCAGTGCATCAGCAAAGCTCGATGTTGGAAATAGCTCTGTCGTCATTGCCCCATTTTTATAAGTCGGCAACATTCGCTGAAGATCGAAATTGATCTTACGGGACTTAACAGATAAAGCTCCAGTGGTTGCATAAGTGCGCGCACGAAAAACCGTTTCATGTTCATACACTGTGCTTTGCAAAGGATAAGCACCATAAAGCGCCTGCCACTTTACTTCATCTACTACCGTTGTAACCGCCGGTGTTGGTGTTAAACGACGTGCACGGACACTGCAGCGGCCCTGAAACGTGACCATATCCAGCGTTGCCCCAACTGTCTGACGTGACTTAGCCGAACCCTTGAGAATGATCTGCTTTAGCATTGGATTACCAATTGCTGCACCCGATTCATTTACCGGCGTTACTTCTACTTCAATCGTGACGTTTACAGCTCCCTGATTTCCACCTGAAGAAACTGTGTAAAGTCCATTTGTGGCCACAAAGTTACATAGCACCCGACTTCGTTCGACATTGTCCAGAATGAATGGACCAATCCACTTTTCACCTATTGAACTGATCTTTGGTGATAAAGCTGCTGTTTGCTGGTTATTTAACTCTTTAAGCTTTAACCAGTTAGCATTAACGGCCGCCGGATTTGATAACGTCATTCGATCATCAGCTACCGATAGAACACTGTAAGTGCCGTTTAAATCATAAGTCTGGCCGTTAAACGTGAATGAGGCATTCGTGATTTCTACGCGGTCATTACTTACAAACTTAGTGGTTAAATCTGTGTTGTTTGCCGTTGCCCGAAGAATCTCGTTTGGATATGCAAAATGAAGGTAGTTCGTACCTTCTAAAGATTGTGTATCAGCAGGACGTAAAACTTGGCCATTAACAGAAGTTTGATGCTGAACTGTTAAGGGTGGAGTTGTAATTTCGGTACCAAGCGAGAAATATGGCTCACCCGAGACAATATCGACACCCGGTCGAAAGACTTCTACCGATGCGCCGGCAATATCAACAATGTTGGTTTCACCGTCATATGCACCGTTAATTTTATAGTGACCACGACCAATACAACCAACAACATGCTCTACTTCGACATTGTTTTCATATACCTTGTAAGGCACAGTAATCAGATCAGGGGTATCGTGAGCGGCACCATAAATATCTGCGATACGACCATTTACGCGAGTTTTATTTTCACGGTTTGATAATTCGTTATTTGCAGACGAGGATTGATTGTTATTCTGGTTGGTTTGGGTAATTGAGGGCACAGGCATTAATAATGCAACAGCCACACCCATAACTATAGAAGCAACCGCTATCCAAGCTAGAGTTATGGGGTCTATACCCTTGGGATTCTCAATTACAATGAAAGTGCCTGGCAAGAAATCGAGCTGCTTTAATTCATATGCATTCTTCGGTGTGACTTCATTCGCAAATGAAATTTCCGCATGATCCATATTGCTTATGGTATGAAAAATACGGACATGCTCAGGCATATGGTCATATTTTGAAGTAAGCCATTGACCCAAAGTTTCAGCGTGTTCAATTGTTTTGTCTTCGGATAAAGGGTCTTGTTTATAAATAATCTTAATCATAGAAACTCACACGATTAAATCCAAATGCTTGAACGACTTGAATTGGCATCCATGAAACGCCTGATTCCTGCAAATGCAAAATACGCCCCAAACGAAAAAGCCCCACATGTGGGGGCTTGTTTCGGTATCTAGAGTGAAAGGCGACTATGCAGCCTTCCTTGGGCATGGGCAATGGATTTAGTAACTTCAATCTTGATGGCAGAAATACCTTCTCTTTGACGGGCTTCATAAAAAACTCAAGCGCCTCTCCTCGATCAATATCATATAGATCCATTGCAGCTTCATGCGCGAAGTGAACACAGTTGTAGTGTTCCTCGTCATATTGCTTATCGAGCAAATGATCGTGACTCTTCATATAGCCCCCTTCAAACCACTAAAACGATCAAGCGAAAAGATATCTCCAGTCTTCGCAGTATTTAATCTTGGTGATTCAGCCTTGAATGTCACAGCTTTATGGTTCATTGCAACACTGGAGAGTTGCAGTCCGAGTAAATAAAACATTGGAGAATTCAGATTGTCTGAACTGTAAATCCGGTAATTTACTGTTGGCTTTACATCTGGATATTGCCCTTCGATTACCCGTTCAAACTCATCAGGCATCACATCACCTAGACCAGAGATAGAAACGGTTAATGTCTGGTCCAGATCACCCAGCATTCCGGATCTTTGTATAGAGACTGGCAAGAACTCATAATAGACCTGACCGGATCCTTCCTTATGTTGTACATAGACACCTCGGTCATCATTACGGACTACCCGATAAGTATTCATAAAAGAAGGATGTGATAGCTCAATACACTCCAGTTGATAGACATCAACTTTCCGATTGAAAAAGAACTTGGCATATTCGTTATCCATTAGACCTCCCAATCTTTAATTAATGCTATATCGGCATTCAGGTTAGGCTGGTTTTGAACAACTTCGAGCTGCGCGTTCACACGATATAAGTTGCCGTTGACTTCATTGGTCTTGAACGAGTTTGGAATGAAATTGCATAGATATTGCTGACGTGTTCCCTGATCAATCACCAAATCCGCATAAAATGAGGCTGGTTTGTTCTGGTAGACCCGCCAGAAAGCCATCATTTTATTGAAATCGGTTTTACTTAAGTTCCAGTTCACATCAACAATGTGGCTGTTACGTTTCACATCGATGTAATAGCGACCACGACCGCCATCCATCTGCTGACGTTTCACATCATCACCCGGTGTTACGCCATAGCCGCTGGTCTGAGGATTTAGCTTTAACTTGTACATAACTTTCCTTCAGGTAATAAAAAACCACCCCGAAAGGTGGTTTGATGAAATAAGGTTTAGATATTTAAATTAATTACAAAAACGATTTAACATTAAGAAATCGATTTAATAATAGTTTCTTTACCATCTTCAAAAATCTCTTTTACTACAAACTTGCAGTAGGCTTCATCTTGAGATGGTTCAGTCAGTAAAGCTGGATTCACAAAATCTTTGATCTGTTTTAAACGGATCAATTCATAATTTCCATTTCTTTCCAACTGATAGTCCATTTTTACATCACAACTATACATAGTAGTTGACCCAATAACAGAAGTAAGCCTGAAAGTTAACTTCTTATTTGCGGGTACTTTAAACTCAAAAAACTCTTCACCATTATTTAAACTGATTGTGGGTTTAGGCATATTTAATTTTTTGGGCTCATGCATAGAGCCATACTTTGTTAAATTATTTGAAATCTGCTTAGTTATTAGGTTTTTTGAAATTTTTTCACCCTCATTATTTTGATAAGTAATATAGAACTGCACCATGGGAATATTACTTCTATAAACCCTTAAATTTGCAGTATTTCCCGAAACATCATCCTGATACATATTTGTGGATCTTACGAGATTATTTACCGCAGGAATGGCACATCCCGTAAGGCCTAAAAGTGTTGTAGAAATTACAATTATTTTTTTCATGTCTTAACCATCAATTTTAATGCCAACAGACTCTATCACCTTGAAATTTAAATATTATGAAAATGAACCCTCCGAAAAGGGTTCAAATTATTAAGTACGATTTCTTCTCGCTGTCGTATTCTCAGTCAAAGACCGACTAATGGTTGAGTTTGGATTTGCGATTTGATCACTTACAAGCTTAGGTACCGTTCTTGGAAGCTGCTTATCCAGTTCATCTTTAACAATGATCCGGACTGTTTGCTCGTCCAGTTGTTCGGCTTCAACTGTCGCCCCACTCACCTGATTAATCACTTCAATTTTGAAATTGATTGTCGGTGAAGCTGGCTCAATTGAAGGCATCATCTCAGCTTGAGGGCGTGAAGTACTTCCTAAAGTAAAGTCCTGAACATCATCCAGATTTGAACGATCCTGAACTAAACCATTGGATGAGAAGTAGACCTTGCCATCATGGAATAAGTCTAAATTTCCAGAAGAAGCTAATTTAGGTGTGTCTCTATTACCCTTATAGATAATCTGAGTATCTTGAACCGGTTGATTAAAGATGTCAGCCTGCTTTTGGCTTTCTATAAAGGCACTAGAGCTCATCATTGCACGGCGCATGACACTATCTGCCAAGGCATTGTTATTGAGAAAAGCTTCAGGGTTTGCACTCTTACGCATTTTCTCGACTAAGCCAACACCGCCCCAGCGTTTAATATCTTCTTGGGACCAGACCACCTCTCCTTTATGGACAATACCAGCAGGCTGATATTTCCCACCTGATCCAGTGTAACCACCGTCAGCAAAGCCTTGATCTTTAATTGCCCGGATGTTTGCAATGATGCTTGCACCTTGTGCAATAGCACTTGCAATTAATGGGATATTTGCTGGAAAACCAACACTAGCCGCCTTTGCAATACTTTGCTGAATAGAAATACCTGCAGCTGCAATGGCATAAGCTTTATCAGCAGCAAACATGATCTTGTATGCTTTTGATTGCTCGCCAAACATTGAACCAAACATCGATGTGAGTGAACCCATCATTTGGCCACCAAGAGCAATTTGAGCATTCAATCGATCTTGGTGATACTTATCTTCAATATCCTGAGCATTCTGAGCATATTCGGCAGCGATCTGATTGCGTTGGTCCTGAGCAGCTTGAATGATAGCTGTTTTCCGGTTTTCGAAGTCCTGTTGCTTGATGAGTCCTGCTTCCATGTGTGCATTTAGAACATCTAAACCATTTTTTTCATCAAGATCAGTAGCAGCAAATTGACTATCTGCTAAATCATTTGCAGCATTTAAACGGCTAAATCGTTCCTGATCCTGTCTGAAAAATTCTCCGGTACCATTCATATCCGCTTGGATACCACCCCAGTTTTGAACAGCATTATTCACTTTATCGCGTGTCTCTTTATCCTGATTGGCTTTAGATAATGCGATTAGCTTTTGCCGCTCTTCTATAGAAAGCTTGGTATTCTTAAGAATTTCCTCCCGTTCGAGTCTGTAACGTTCCTGCATGGCTTGCGTTTCAGAAAGCAGAGATAAACGGGCTTGAAACAACCGCTGTTCCTGAGCTAGTTTTAATAACCCTAACTCTTGCTGTTTTTGCTGTTCCAGCAATTCAACAGCTTGCTTCTGCTCAAACTTACTTAATTCAAGGTCATGAGCTGCATTGAACTTTTTACGGTTAAAGGACTCTTCTAGTAACTGTTCCTCGGTTTTCTGGAACTCCTTATAGTCTTCCAATTTCGTTCTAAGGGCTTGTTTGGCTATAGCAATATCATTATCTGCACGACGATTTATTTCCGCCTTTATTTCTGCAGTACGTTCCGGGCTAAAGTTTGCTTTATCAACATCCTCCAGTCTTGCCTTTCTATTATTGTTAATCCGTCCGACTTCACTAGCCACCTCATTTTCAAGTGACCGTTGCAAATCCTGTTGACGTTCAAGTTGAGATTGAATATCACCAGCTGCTTTATCACTTCCTTTACTTGCACCACCTTTCACCTTGCTCTGCATCTTGGGAGATTGATGTAGAAGCTTAAGAGACACTCCATCCTCAAAGATCACTTCACTGACATAACCACCTCCCTTGCTGTCATACCATGTCTTGATATCTTTCACAGCAACATTGGTCGTGATTGGTGTTCCTTCAGGCATTGAAAAATCAATACCTTTATGAAATGAAGAAGCCCCTTTAGTTGGGGCTTTTCGTGGACCATAATTAGAACTGATCTTGTAGGAAGTTAAAGGTTTTCCTCCCGCCTGTAATCGAGCCAGATGTTCATTAGAAACTTTCTGACCTGACAATGAGCCACCATATCGGACGTCAAGATGTGGACCAGTACCAATACCGGATTGACCGGAAATACCGACCAAGCGTTTAGTAAGTTTTGCTTGTTTTTCAATTTCCTGCGTCTGCTTTCTTTTAGCTTCAGTTAATTTATCTTCTCGCTCCTGTTGTTCTTCGATGATCTTGAGATTTCTAAGTGCGCTATCAATTTCATCTTTAGACAAAATTGCACTCATTCCTTTAGCTTTTTGCAGTTCTAAAATGGCATTAGCTTGAGCAACAGTGTAACCTTTATCAAGCCAACCTGATTTATAGATTGAATCAATAACGCTATCTTTTTGCTTGGCTTGATAATCTTGCAAAGCCTTAGTTGCCTTTTCTGCTTCAGTAGCAGTATTTCCTAAAGCATCCGCTTGTTTTTGATGCTGAATTGCCGCATTTTGTGCTTCATTACCTCCAAGTTTCACTTCAACTCTTAATAATTTAAGTTTCTCAGCTGATAAACTTGCTTTAGATGCATTGTCATCATACTGCGCAGCCTGTTTTTTCAGATTTTCATATAGATCTGTAGGCAACTTAATTTTATTTAGACGTTCAATGGCTTCTGTATAGCTGATAGTTCCAGTTCTCGCTTCTTGGGAAATTTTTTCAACCTCCCTATTTCCTCGTGCATAGTTCTCGATATCAATTAATGCAGACCCTACAGCACGCGATGATTTCTCTAATGCTTTATTTTGTGCATTAAAAGCAGTAGTTAAATCATTAACTGCTTTAGCCTTATCATTGCCAGTTAATTTTTTTAACTCCTCATCAGCTTTCTCAGCAACTTTAGCTTGTTCAGCAAGCTTTTGCTTTGCCTCCTCTGCCTTATTATTAAAATAAGAATAGGCTGCCGCTAATCCCATTACTCCTAATGTTGCAACTCCAGCCCACCCACCAATTAATCCAAACGCCCCTTTAGCTAGTCTCCCTGCAATTGAAGTTGCAGTATTTAGCTTAATTTGAGCTGCTGTTTGTGCATTTGTAGCAGCAGTTACTGCTGCCTGTGCTTGTGCGTATCGAGTTGCTGCCGCTGTTGCGCCAAATTTAGCTTGGGTTTCTGCATTTGTTGCTCGCACATTCGCGAGATGAGCTTTTGCTGCATTCAAAGCAGCGGTAGCTTCTGCATATTCTGCTTGAGCATTTAATACAGATGCTTGGCGGCTCGCTAAAGTTGAAGCCATTCCCTCTTTAATAGCAGCGCTCTTCATCAAAATTGCACGAGTGATATATCCAATACCAACTACTAAAGCCCCATCAGCAATTAAATCTAAATTACTTGCAAGAGTTTGAACTGATCCAGCTAATACCTGTGCCGCACCACTTCCCTTACCTGCTTCGCCAACAAATTTTGTGATCTCGTTGTTTAGGAGTGTGAGAGACTGCCCGATTGTGATATCAGTTTTAGCAAATAATGCATCTACATCATTTTGAACATTTTTAAGCGCTTTAACGATTTCCTGTGAAGTGATTTTTCCTTCAGCAGCTACTGAACGCAACTCTCCTACGGTAATCCCCATACCTTGAGCAATAGCTTTTGCTAGTGCTGGTGTTTGCTCCATTACAGAGTTAAGTTCTTCACCACGTAATGTGCCGCTTGCTAAAGCCTGCCCAAATTGGACTAAAGCTGCATCAGCAGCTTCTGCGCTTGCACCACTGATCGCAACTGCTTTTGATACTGTTTCAGTTAGTCGAGCAGTGTCATCCATAGTGAGATTTAAGGTTTTGGCATTATCACTAAAGCGTTGGTAAACCTGTAAAACTGAATCCCAAGCTGAATAGGTTTTTTGAGCAATTCGGAAAGTGTCTTCCGTAGCTTTATTTAGTTCAACTTGATTATTAGTGACCAACTTAAGGCGGTTTTGTAGTCCAGTATATGTATCCATCTTTGAAATGGCTGAACCTACTGTTAATAAACCAGCCATATACCCAGCTAGTGCTCGCGTAGCTACAGATAAGCCATCCATAGACTTAGAAGCATAATCACCTTTACGCTCAATGCTATCCAGTTCATTGCCTAGATTACGCGCATTACGTTCAGCATTTTGCGAATCAATAACAATGACCAAACGGGATTCTTGTGCCATCTTTACTTTCCTCTAGGCATTAAAAAACCCACTCAAATGAGTGGGCTCTGTTTAATTTAAAAATAATTACTAAGCTGGGCAGTTAAACCAGTTCGGTCGTGCTAGAAATCTTTGTCCATTAGACATGGCTATCACCGAACAGTCTGCATCGATCAACGGCTCATTTTGTAGGTTCCTGAAATCCAACAATCTAGCAATATCTCGCGCTGCTTCATTCGCTTTCACTACTAAGTGTGAGTAATACGCGAACTTCTTCACATCAAGCATTTTTACAGCAAGCAGAACTGGAACGATTTCATCATTTTCTATGATGACTGCTTCAGTAAGTTTGCGAACCAGCTCATAGGCATCTTTATCAAATAAAGGATCTTGAGGTTTCTTTTCCTCTGGTTTTGCCTTTAAATCCATAACTTCTAAATAATGCTTAGCATCTTCAAAGTGAATCGCTCTCAATTCTCGGTAACTTGCTGAGTATTTAAAGTGATTCTTTAAGCGACTCCACATTTGCACAATCAAATTTTTATTACCTTTTGCTCTTGTATGAACAATGTTGTAAAGAATGCCAGCTTGTTCTGGTGAGATAGTTTGTTTGCCATTTAGCAACCACTCCATCACAAGTGAATCGTAAGCACGAATCACCATTAAATGGAATTTAGGACTAATCCACATTGCATAGGCATAGACTAGCTCCTTAACAACATAAGTACCCTGTTTGTCAGAACCACCTTTGATTACTTTTACAGCGATATGCAAATTCTCATATCGCTCAGAATCTGAACCATTTACATTTGATAGTTCAATTTCTGCGATTAAATCTTTAGTTTGTTGGTTGCGAAGAAAATATGCAGGGAAATGTTTTTTATCATCTCCACTAGCCTTATGTAGATCATTCAAACAATAACGTCCTTCATCATCTTGGCGAATCGTGAAGTCACCAATAACTAGAGGCTTATTGTTTGGGTTTAAAAAGTTTTGTGCTAAACTTGTCATAGGTTTAATTCCTTTGTGTGGGTTAAACAAAAAGCAGATTGATCTTGGCGGACGTCTGCTTTTTTCATGTCTTTAATATTCATGCTTTCGCACTCTCTTTGGTTTGTAAAAATTGTTTAATCGCTTGATTAACCACATAGGTCAAGGATCGGTCCTCTTTTTCAGCAATTTCCTTTAATTTCAAATGATCAGAATCATCAAAAAATCTAATTTTTAACTGCTGTTGATTTTGCTTTGCCATAATTATCTCCACAATAGCACCAAGGAGGTACATCCATAATATGTACCTCCTTGCGACCATTGTCAAGTACCTCTATGGTACTTTATGATCAGTATTTCATTTTTGCGGTATATGGTTTATTTAAATGAGCGAGAATCAAAAAGACCCTCAATACAAACTAAGATGGTCTGAAGAGTTACGCGACAAAGTGGCTGAATCTGCTAAGGCATATAAGCGCTCTATGAATGCGGATATTATCGCTCGACTTGAAAGAAGCTTTATCTTAGAACCTGAATTATCTCCACTGAAAATGCCGCCTGAAGAGCTAGAAGCGCGGCTAACTAAAGTATTAGAAGAACAAGAACAAAATAGAAATAAAGGCGAAGAGCTCAATATAGAAATTTCATCTGAATCTGAAAAGGACAAAAAGATTCAGATCCTAGAAGAACAACTAGCTAATTCTATGAAGATGATGGAAATGATTACAGGTATGTTTGAATCAATGCTTAACGGTAACCAAGAAGAGTACATGGAGTCAGTTTTCAAGAAATATCCAAATGTGAAAAAGTTCTATAAAGAGAAAACTAATTACTTCCCAAAAGATGAAGAAAATGAAAATAGCTCTGAACCTAAAACGGAAGATAAAGAAAAAGGCTCATGGTAATTTTTGATAAATAAAAAGCACCCTAGGGTGCTTTTTTCTATCTTAATATTTCTTTTTCGCAGCATCCAATCCATCTAAGAATGAAACTACCATATCGGAAGGTACTTTGATAATCCGATCTTGTTGACCTTTAAGTTTTAGCTCAAAGCCATTTTTATTTTTTCTTAGAAATGGTTCTGACAATGATACCCCAACTATCTCACTTAATTTACAGTCCATGTACCTATTAGAGCAGTCTGCATCTCGATCAATTTTCACAACTTCATGGGCTTTGTTGCACAAACCTATCTCTAAAGGCTTATTCCACAATATAATTTTCAAATGAATAAGTCGACACCAAAAATTTATCGCACAACCAATTGGTCTTCATATAACCGAGCTCTCATTAATCGTGGAAATATTGCCATTTGGTTTGATCCTGCTACGCAATGGTATGCCCCATCAAAAGGCAAACAAGGACGAAATCAAACTTACTCCGACGCAGCTATCCAATGCTGCCTAATGATTAAATCTCTCTTTCGATTATCTTTACGCATGGTCACTGGCTTTGTTCAAAGTCTCATCCATCTTTGTGGGTTAAATTGGATAGCGCCAGACTACACTACAATTTGTAGACGACAACAGCATATTGATATTGTGATTAGCTATCAAAAAAGTTGTGATGGACTATATCTAATCGTTGACTCTACAGGTCTGAAATTCTTAGGTGAGGGTGAATGGAAGCGTAAAAAACATCAGCCTGAATATCGTCGCCAATGGCGTAAATTACATATTGGTATAGATGCTAAAACCTTACAAATACGCGCTGTTCAGCTCACAACCAACAATGTGAGTGATTCACAGGTACTTGGTGATTTACTCGATCAGATTCCACAAGATGAGAGAGTTGACTCCGTCTATACCGATGGAGCTTATGATACCAAACAGTGCCGACAGGTCATTGCGGATCGGCAAGCACATGCAGTGATTCCACCAAGAAAAAATGCGAAGCCATGGAAAGATAAAAAGATGGGCTCGCTAGAACGCAATGAGTTGCTTCGAACAGTTAAACGTTTAGGAAGAACTATTTGGAAGAAATGGTCAGGCTATCATCGGCGAAGTTTGGTTGAAACCAAGATGCATTGCATCAAATTATTAGGGGATAAACTCAGTGCGAGAAATTTTCAAAGCCAAGTCAATGAGATTCATGCACGTATGGCAGTATTAAATAAATTTACGGACTTAGGCAGACCACATACCCGAGTTGTCACTTAAATTTGAGTAGATATGAGAAGTCTTAACTTTTAAATCTTTGTGCAACAAAGCCAACTTCATGAGTATTTCCATCGGTATCATAGGCAATTTGAATATTCCCCCATTTACCTATAAATGATGTATTCAAATACAATTGACTTGTTAAAAGTTTCTTTGTTGTTGGGTTATATGTCCCTCGCAGTAACATATTATCGAAATCTTTAGTTTTTATATTAACTATTTTTTCAAAACGATCAAAAATTACAGATGCAGACGTGTCTTTTTGCTTCAGAGCACTTCCAACTAATTCAATATAGCTCCCCTCATCAGCCTTACTACCATCGGCTTTTAAGAACATAAATTGTGTAGATTCTGGTCTTAAAGTTACACCTCCACTTAAATAATAAGTTTTACAGTCAGATGTTAATAATTTTGAGGCTAAAGCTCTATCGTGCACATACGATTTATTATTAATAACAAATTCTGAATATCTAGTTGGAAGTAATCTCTTTTCATTTGTGCTAGTGAGCACGCCTGTTTCTACTACTTTGAATTTATTATTTTTCAACGATTCATAATTCTTTTCATTGCGTTGAATTCCAGCAAAAATATCCTTATTCGGATCAACAAAAAAAGAGTTAAGCACATATTTTTTTGACATATCTGTTAAAGAAAATTCACTTCCTTGCAATTTCTCATAACCACATTCACTTGCGTGAACGCTTGTTAACCAAAAAAATCCTGCACTCATTAACCCTGCTGTTATAAATAGTTTCTTCATATCAACCACTACAATGTAATACTTAATAAAGTAAGAGCACTCATGGTATGAGTGCTCTTGTTAATTACCAATCGGCATTAATTTTTTGTTGAGTTTTAATCTTTTCAGCCATTTGATCGGATGATTTATTTAATTCATCCATAATTATTTTAGCTGATGGATAATTTTCGGTAATAGTACGATTGGTTTCACTATAGCGAACTCCGCTAATTACCTGTGCTGGTTTATAGTGAGTAAGATTATCGTAACTTACTTTCATTTTCCCATCTTTTGTATCTACGCGCACTGTGAAATCTACTCGATCACCAGCAGTAACAGTCATACAATCAGCAAACCCAGAACAACGGTATGGCATATTACCTTTGCCAATAATTGAACCCGTAGTCTTATCTTCGTACTGAATTACTGCATTTGCTGAGCGAAAAGCTGTTGCAAACCATTGACGTGCGCCATCATAAATTTGGCCTTGCTTTAATCCATCTATTTGATAAACCTTTTCAAACTTTACAGGTTCTGATGGTTGCTGAGGGGTAGTAGCACACCCAACTAATCCCAAACTCAATAATCCAGTAGCCAATAATTTTTTCATGAATTTCACCATTTGTTATAAGTTGTTTTAACTTTAACAAACTGGTTACTAAATGTCACATAAAGCAAGACCACCCGAAGGTGGTCTTTTAAATCAGGCTATGCATGTAAAAGTTTTTCAGCACCAGCAGCCAAGAAAGCCGATCGAGTAGTATATCTCTTACCTTTACCTACATTCTCATCAATTTTACGAATCAAACGGCTTGGTAAAGTAACATTGATTTTTTCTGGTTTACCCAGATAACGACTAACATCAACTTCGGTAACCGCCCAGATCATTCCTTTATATTCAGGATCATCGACAAATTTAACTAGTTCGGAAGCTAATGGGATTTCCTCACCATCTTCAGCCAATATTTCTAAATGGCCTGAAATAGCTTCTTTAACATTCTCAATAGCTTCTTCAAGTGTGTCACCAGCACTAAAACAACCTGGAATATCAGGAACAGTGACACCAAATGCCTCAGTATCTGATCCTCGTTCAATTGCAATTGGATATAACATCTCAACACTCCATGCCCTTGGCATAAACATATCGCCCACTGCGTTATGATTAGTTGTAAGGGATATAGTATTTAAAGTCGGGAAACAGCGGGTCAATTTAGACCCGCTTGTTTCAAAATGCTTTTAACAGTTCCGTTTGGTAAATCCTTTTTAGGATGTGGGATTGTAACTAACCCCTTTTTGGTTGGGTGTTTAAAGTGATGATGACTTCCTGAAACCCTAACCTCATACCAACCATCTGCTTCAATCATTTTGATTAAATCCAGACTTTTCACACCAATCCCTTATTAACTTGATGAGATAATAATAACCCTAGAGTTATTATATGTAAATAACTCTAGGGTTACTTTTTTGAGGACTTGGAATTTATTTTTTTATGGGCTTCATCTAAAAACAAGTTATCCAATGCAAAAATACAGTCATTAAAAATATGAGCAGCCACTGGCAAATCATTATGCTCTGCATAGACATTGATTGCCTGCTGATCTAAAGATAACGGGATGCCCTGCTCATACCGTCTGGATCTGGCAATAGTACTAAATGCCGAAAGAATAGAGTCAGCCGCATACGAATATTCTGGCGGATCAGGAATACGGCCACCTAAGAACTTGATTTGTTCGATTTCATGCGGCGTTTTCGACGCATACGTTTTTTGGTATTTGTAGAGCTCGACGACTTTCCCAGAATTAAAGCCTTATCCTTGTCGGCTTCTTCCTGAATCCTCTGAGCCTGTTCTTTAATGAATAGCCAGATTGAAATACCAATATCACCAAGATTAAGAAGCTTTGAGGCATTCTCAGGTGTATATGGCTTTTCAGATTCAACCGTTTTACCGTCTACGATTTCGGCAAATACCACACCTTTCCAGTCTTCAATTAAGTGGGCAGCACACGCATCCATTAACAATTCATGGTAAAGCTTGGCATTTTCATCTTTGACCATCACATCATAGCCTTTGGATGAAATCTGATTTCCGGCTCGTTCAATTGCTACCTGAAAAGGTTTATAGGCGATACCACGGACTTTGAACTCTGCCTGTACTTCGCCATCAACCCCCTTGTATTCACACCATTTTGATACGTCCGAGCTTTTAATAATTCCGACTTTTAAAGCCATAACAACCTCTGAAATTTTAGAAATAAAAAAGCCCATGGGATTCCATAGGCTTTGTTACTGAATAAGTTGATTACACAAGAGCACGTACAATTGTTGGCGCTGTACGAACTTGGGCAAAGTTGATATCTACAGTAATGATGTCATCACCACCACCATCCGGGTGATTGGCTTCCATGACTTCCAATTGCGGGAAGTTGAACGAATATTTACTTCCTTTGCTGTCTCTGATGTCGAAGGTCAGTGTAAACACATCACGGGTTTTGATTGCATCAATCCAACCAGCAGCTGTGGCCGAGAACATGAATGAAGCATTCGCTTCGATATCCATCATCTTCTCTAAATAAAACTCTGGAGTGTATTTACCAGATCCGATACAACGGATTGCTTCAAGGTTATTGTTAATAGAAATGGTCAAAGACTGTAGACATGCTTTGCCTTGAATTGACTGGCCGTTTACAAGCAAGTTTTCCACGTTTGGCATACTGACCAGTGGACGTGTTGAAGCTGCAATCGGATTTACAACAGGGTTGACTTGCTGTCTAGTAAATGAGCTACCTACAAGACCAAAGTTACCAGTGATCTTTCCTGTAGTCTGGATAGTAATTTCACCAGAATTGACCTGAACTCCACGGTAAATAAACACCTGCCCAATATCTTCAAAAACTTTAACTAACGTTAATGATTTTCGAACAGCACCGCCAATTGTTAAGCTGTTTGTCGCCCAGTTATTGAATGCTAAAGCACTTAAGAACAAATCAAAGGTACCAAGTGATAATTCAAACTCTAACTGACCTGCTACTTCTGCTTCAGTAACTACCCCACCTTGGCGAAAACGTGAATCAACCACTTCACTGCTTTCTTCAGTAGAAACATTTTCAGATAAACCATCACTTACACGGCGAACTGTGTACCAGATCGGGTTTGCTGGAGTTGTTCCTAAAACTGCTTCTTCACAAGCATATAATCGAATTTTTGCGCCTGAACTCATTTATGGTTCTCCAAAATTTAGGCAATAAAAAACCCGCTTTTTAAGCGGGTTATTAAAGTGTTTCGTCTGTGTCTGAGATTTCTGGCGGTTCCACGCCATTCATGGCTGCAGCAACTGCCTGAGATAAGTTAGTAGGCTGGAAATCCACTGGTGTTTCACTCAAAGTTTCTTCAACCTCAGGTTCTGGTTCAGGTTCTTCATGCAGACGGATATCAATCCAGCGGCCTTCTGGAATGTCCATTGGGTTCTCGTGATCTGCCACAACAGCAGCAAGTTCAAAATCAAACTTACGCTTGTAAGTTTTAATTGAGATGTCACCATTTTCTAGGGTGTCATACACTACTGCAACGATTGTGTTGCCGTTTGCGTCTTTAGGTACTTCGATATACCAACCTTCTTGAGCAAAGCCTAAAGAGCCTTTAAGTAAATAGTCGCCTACATCGACTTTCTTAAATTCAATAGGCTGCTTTTCTGCATCATTATTGAGCTCGATATGGTCGTTAAATAGCTTAACTACTGGTGATGCTGCTTTTATGAAACCGTTGGAATCCACAGAAGTATTCGCAGATGTTCTTAGCTGCTCAATTACAACAGGTATCTCACTGACAATAACAACGTCATCTGTATGAACAGTAACTAAATAATTATCAGATGTAATATTGGAAATACCGGAAAAATATCTAAATGCCGATGTTGAAGAACTTGCTGTTCTTCGAATGGCAACATAGTCTACATTTTGATATTTAACTACAGCCATACCTGAAATATGAGTTGTTACACCAATACTAATAAACCGAGCTGTAACACGATCATATGCTTGCTGAATTGATACTAAAGTTCTCGAATGTTGATTTGCTGAGCCTGAATCACCCCTCGAAAACACTAGCTCACCAAACATGTTTCGATTGGGTGAGCTGCTGACAGAATAAGGAAATAACAATACATAGCTAACGACAGAATCTAGGTTTACTCCCGTAATCATTTTTCTTTCAAAAGTTTGGCCTACTCCACCAATTCCAAAACCGCCAACTTCTATCAAATTACCAGCTGTAGTACCAACATTTCTAGTCGCGGCACTACCAAGCCCTAAGTTAGTTCGAGCATCGGATGGAGTTGTTGCACCGGTACCACCTTGAGAAATTGCAATAGCCTTGGTTAATCCTTTTAGCTCTGTAATGTCACTATTCACCCCTTTTTCTGCTGCTCCGAGATTATTTCGAGCATCTAGTGCAGTTGTCGCCCCAGTACCACCTTGAGAGACTGCAGCAGTACCTTGGACCTGCGAAAAGTTTGGTGCCAGATTAGGAATGCCTGAAGCGAATGGCAGCATGAATTGCCGTTTTCCCTGAGCCGAGTTATACGGGAATGGCCGGTGATCCCAACTAAATTTAAAAACAAGATTTGCCATTATGCTGTTACCCCGTCAATCACTTGGAAAGTCAAAGTTTCAGTGTGCTGCGTAGTACCACTAACTACAGCTTTAATATCCATCTGACACAGCCCTAAAGGCCAAGTTGCAGTGCTTGCACTAGATTTAATATTCAGCCATCCCTTCTGTGTACTTTGATTTAATGCAGCACAAGTCAAGGTAGCTACAGCTGCTCCATCAGCCAAAGCTTTAATCTGTGAAGTAAAGGTGTAACCGGTTAGATCAATTGCACGGCGAACATCATCCGGTGGATACTGCAGGGTTTCATCCATATCAACCAGCTGCAAGTTCAAGTTGAATGTGTCACCACGCTTAAAAACAAAATTGCTCATAAGTGATTCCTATAGACATAAAAAAACCACCGATGAGGTGGTAGTAGAAAGACGTAAAAAACTGCTTCTTAGCGGTCATTTAATTAAAGTAATTTAAGGTTTGTAATCTAAATCAACACTTACTCCAGTAACAATATTTAAATTTGGTCCATTTATGCTATTAACATTAGCGAGGCGAATTTTTACATCAGAAATACATAATTTATTAGACAACTGCCATTTACTTAGCTCCTTAGCCATTACATCTGCCAAGTGTCGTTCAAGCTCTTGTTTTTTAATTTCAATTTCTTCTAGCGTCAGCATGTAAGACATATCAATTCACCGTAAATCCAATCGTCACATTGTACTGCAGAAAGTCAGCATCTTTACCCGCATCTATCGTTTGACCTTGAAAGCATTCTAAATGCCCAATCCTGAAATATTCAAAATGTGAAAGTAATGCAACACTTAGAATGGTTATTGCCTGGTCTCCCGTGTCTGGTCTTGCAAAGCATTGAATCAAGATATTCCCAGTACGTCGAGTACAGGGTGTATCGGCTAACCCAGCAATGAAACTTGGACCCCATTTAATGGTTAAGCGGCACCATAAGCCCTTTGCTGGTGCTAAGAAGCCTGGTGCATTTGGATAATGGATTCTTTCTTGAGAAATTCCTGTAAAGGCCATCATACGGTCGACTATTGCTTGTCTAGCTTGCTCTAATGTCATTGGCATCTTAGCCACCATATTTTTGAGTAATGTAAGTGAAAGTAGTGCTGTAAATACCAAGAGGTGCTTGATCAGACCAACCGTTTTCTAATCGCGGACCATAGGCTTTGTTGTTTTGAATAAAGATCAGATTTCCAAGCTTAAACTTGACTGCTTGAACTGCTGCATCTTGAACTGGATTAGTTGATGGTTCACGAACACCATAATCAGCAGTTCCAATAGATACGATATGAGAAGCTCTGTAAGCACCTGTATCAACTGGACTCGAAACTACAAGTGATTGCACGGTATCCATCGTGATTTTCTTTACTTGTTCTTCAGCATTTTTCACCACATCAACACTAAAGCTAGTCGGCTTTTTCCCCTTCCATCCCATTGCTCACCTCGCTTGCTTCGTACATTTCAAATAGGTCTTGAGCGATCGCTTGAATTGAATATGCTTCAAACTCAACACTTGGTTCACTTTCACCCATTCGCTTCTTTACTATTTGCCAAACGTGAACCGCTTCATGTAAAAGCAATCCATATACTTGAATTTTGTCTTTATCCGCCGTATCACCAATTTGGACGATTGCATATGCACCATCAGAAAAAGTACTAACCTGTGCATCCGCTCCCATATCCAAAAATTGATCAGCTTCATCCATATCTTCAAATAACAAATCCATGTGAAGCTGATTTCTAGCAAGCGTGTATTGCACATGCTGAAAAGGTGTGATGTACCACTCTTGAACATATTCGGTATTAACCATTTTAGCCCCTACACTTTTCGAAGCTGACATTTCCAGCTTGCACTGATTGGATCTTGTTTGATATGCATGATGCGATATGTACCTTGCGCCGTACTCCATTCGTCATCAATCATCGGCTCTTTGGTAACTTCATTCTGCAGCACAGTTGCCTTTTTATCTGTGGCCAGTACTCCGAGAGTTTGTATTTCATATTGATTGTATGAGCCAAACAGAACGCCACGCCCCTCATAATGCTCAATGACATTTTCAGAGGTGTTTGTTTTAGGGTTCCAGTTGGTACTAACAACCCTGTCACATGTAAATGTTTGGACCGCATCCGCCAGATCCTCATTAAATGCTTCAGCAATATCTGCCTGAATTTCGTCACGTAAGCCCATATCATGCCCTGTAAAGTGGTATGCCAAAGCCATTAAAACTTGCATTTGGATCTTTCAATTCAAGTGAATCAATAAAATCAATTGCTATCTGTTCAAAGCTAGAGATTGCTTCAGATCCGTCCTGATATTCTTTTTCTGACTCAACAGAATCAGCTTTAACTTTCTTACGTTTCAACTGCTGGTCTTTGCCGTTATAAATTACTTTGGCCAGAATTCCTTTGATAATTTCACAAGCCGCGTCTTTAAGAAGTGGATCAATAGGATCTGGTACAAAACCAATCCGTTTTTTCATCCAAACATTAGCCAGCTTTACCAGACGAGCTTTATCACTGTCTGGTGCAAAATCGCTGCCCAAAATTGAATTTGCGTCATCTACAGTAATAAAGCTCATTGCATTATTCCTTCGGGATTAATTTAAGGAGTTCTGCTTTTGTTGCAGACGGTTTGTAACCAATGTTTTTACTAGCCAAATACTCTTTTAATTGATCATTTGACCAGTTTTCAAAATCATTAGCTGCCGTTTCTGTTGCTGAATTTTCTGCCGCTTTTCCAGCTTCCAATTCAGCAATACGCGCTTGCATAGCAGCAACATCATTTTTAAAAGCATCAAACTCTGCTTGAATGCTTACTACCTTTTCTTCAGCCGCTTTAGTAGCATTGTCAGCTTGGAGTACAGCATCTTTTAAACGTGAGTTTTCAGAAATTAACTCCGAACTATCACCACTAGCTTGTTCCAAGATTTCGATTTTCTGTTTAAGTTGCCCGTTTTCCTCAACAACCTTTTCACACTCAGCTTTAGTTTTATCAATAACTTCTTGCAGCTCTGGAGTAATTCCAACCGCTACATTTACAGTGGCCAATGTCGTTTTTGCAGGCTCTTCCAATTTGCGAACTTCAACAGGAATATCCAGAGCTTGGTAATCATTTTGGATTTTCGGGTAATCACCGTAAATAATTACTTCTTCAGCACTTCGATTCGGATGTTCGTAATAATCAGGATTGGCAATAGTTCCAACCTCTAACGCAGCTGCAGCAGCAATACGTGTATAAATTAGCTTCATGATGCATTTCTCTTAAATGTAAAAAGAGGGCTTAATAGCCCTCTTATAGTGAGATGTTTATGAGTTAACCAGTTGTTGTTGTGCCAGATAGATCAAGCAATGTGCCTGCTGTCATTTTGTTGCTAGTAGCATGTTTTTTCCAGTTGGCACTTGAACCAAGTAAAGTAAGGTCAGGGTTTTCACCTTTTGATGTATCCCAGCTATAACCAAGAATATCTAGGTTAAATGTACCCTCAGCACGCATACCGATTGCCAAGTTTTCTTCATCATTGATGTCATACGCGCGGAAGCCTGGTACTTGTGATTCTGTAACAGTAACTGCACCCATTTGCAAACCAAATGCATCATCATCACCTACGGCATCTGTAACCAATACCGGCTTACCTAAGGTACCCGGTAAACCACCATAGATAACGATTTCAGATTCGCCATAAATTTGATTAGTGATTGCATCATCGACAATATCGAAATAAGTATCTGAGTTCATTACCCATAAACTAATACGTCCAAACTTATCGCCAAACTTACGCATACCACGTGTTAATGCTTTACGCCCATCTACAGCAATACTGCCTTTGGCAACCATATCCGGGTTGCTAGAAATAGCTGCTTTTAAGGAGGCTAAACTGTACTGTAAACGTCCTGCAACTAATGCATCTGCTAAATCATAACCAAGAATCATGGCAAACTCTTCAGGTGTGCGTGCACGGCGTTTGAATGCCTCTTCGGTTGAAGCATAAGGACCATATTTATATGGGACTTTTACGCCTACAGATTCACCAGACCCAATCTTCTCAGGCACTACTTTGGCGGTTGAATTCACATCACGATGCTTGATGCTACCGCCCACTTTGTAAAATGCCTCTTTATTGAAATCACCTTCAATAATCTCATTGCGATATACAATTGCACCATTAGAGGCCTGGTTAAATACGTTCAAATTGTCTTGCAAACGCTCTAAATAAGCAGTTTGAGCCAATTGGTTGTAGATGATCATGTCTGAATTAACTGTTGTAGTCATAACTACTTATCTCCAAATATTTAATGATTAGTTCGGTAGTTTTAGGAAGGCATCATTGCCATGTTCTTTGATGTAATCTGCTTTCTGAGAAACAGACATTTCACTGCGTTTCATTCCAGTAGGTGCTCCACCTTTGCCCCCGCTTTGGAAACCTCCACCAGTCCCTTTACCACCTTTAAGAATTAAGTCTTTATGCTGGTATCCACCAACCAATGACTCTAAAGCTTCATCAACATTTGCAAGTTCACCTGGGCGTACACGTGAATAAATCTTTTCGCCGTTCTGGTCATATGCAACCACCTTGCCCTCTTCGATTTTGAAGTGATGACCAAAGGTCGCTTGCACCATATCCACAGGTACTGCAATGTTGTCTTGAATGTACTTAGAACGAGCAAAACCACCGCCGATTAGCTCTTTATGCAATGAGGCCTCAAGAGCATCACGTTGCTCAACAATCGGGGCATATTTTTCTTCAACTGCTTTGATAGCTTCAGCTTTAACTTTCTCAACTTCACCGGCATCCACCAGCTTTTTATCATCGAGATTTTGGATTGTTTGTAAGGCCTTTTTAGCTGCCGCAGGGTCTTCGATTCCTTCAAAAGCTTTTAATGCTTTTTCAGCTGCTTCTTTGGCTTCACGATGTGTTTTAACTTCATTGTTTAAGCGTGCAATTGTTGCTACCGAATGAGGTGCATCATGTGGCATTTCTTTGCCGTCATCATGAATATAGATCGGCTTATCGCCGTCTACTTCCGCATAAACTTTACCGTCGATCGTTACTGTTTTAAGTTTCATTGGTCATCCAACCTATATACACAAGTGGGCATCCGCCCGGATTCACCGTCCGCATCCGCTTCCGGCAGACATTAAAAAAGCGCCCCTAAGGACGCTTTATTTCGATTAAAAACTTAGAAGTTTGTGGCAAATAAACGATAGCCTTCGAGTTCCCAAAGTTTATTTTCGGCTGACTTTTCTGCGTTGCTTCGAGCTATACGCTCACCCATTTCAGCATCAAAGTTTTCTGCATTCACACATGCGCTAAAACCCGTTGCTAGAAAAAATTTTCCATCTAAAAATGCATGTACAAAAGTAGATGTTGTACCTCCAGGGCGCTGCTCCACTGTATATGTAACGCGGTCCATCATCGCATCAATTTGCGCTTTAGTTACTCGGGGTGCCACAGACTTTTCCGCTAACTCTTGCTCTGTTACTTCTTTGGTCATTTCTTTCTCACAAAAAAAGCACCTTAGTGTGCTGGTTAAAATTAAAATATGCTCAAGACGCCTGAAACTTAGAGTCCATTAATAAGTTCAACAAGCTTAGAGTTTGCAGCATTCGACACATCAGTATTTAACTTCGTAACCTTCAAAAGTGAGGTCAATGCTTCAATTGAATGCAGATTTGCATGACGAACATCATAAGTATTAACCCCTGCGCCCGTAACAGTTACATGGGATTCCAGACTTTTAATTTTTGGTGCTTCAACCGCTTTAAGTGATGGGTCATCTAAATTCTGGCCAACCTCAACTGCCTCACCTTCGATTACTTGTGGTTCAGAAGGTGGTTCAATAATTTCAAATCCGAGCTTTTTTAAATTTTCAATGGCAGATGTAAGTGCAAACGGATTGTAATCACCAACAGGTGAACCTTCAGGAATCAAATACTCGCCGTTTACTTGCACTCCAGAGTGAAGTTTTAGGATGCATATAATGCGTTTAGGTAGTGCATCTGGTGATGCTTGGTCCACATTGAAATATTCAACATTTTGAACTAGCTCTTGAAGTGTTTGCGGTTGCTTTGTCATGATGACCTCATATAAAAAAAGCACCCGAAGGTGCTATGGTTTGAATTAGGTTTAATGCGGAATCTGTGCTGTGGGCTGTTTGAAGTTGTATCCTAAAATAGCCATATATCTTGGAATCAACTTCCTTACAAAAGGCACAACAATAAGATTTGTACTTAGGATGTATTGTGCTTGAGTCATAGTTATTTGCTTCATAACTTCGACCTCTTTTCAAGTTTTCTAAGCCATCTACGCAATCTGTATTTTGCTCGAGTAGATAGTTGAATTTTCCCCTCACCACTTAAAGTAAAATTCATATTCCCAACCTCTTGAACAATTGTTCGTCCAACATGCGAAGTTGGTCGAGTGTATAAAGACGTCCATCCGGATCGAAGAACTTTTCAAAATCAAATTTTCCCTCTTTGAAGAGTTTGTAACGCTTTGGTCCCAACCATTCTTTTTGAAAGAAGTCATCTGTCTTTTTGAAGAACTCTTTAAATGTTATGTTTGCATCCATTTGCCCAATCAACTGATCACGCTCTTCTTTGGGGATGTCTTTCACTCTTCTCTCATCCATCACAAAAGGACGCTGACCAGCTAAAGAACCGTCTTTCTCAACTGGTACCAGAATGCTTCGACAATTTGGATGTAATGGAGGAACGCGCTTTGCTGGGTCATTTATTTCCCAAAAGCTTCCATCAAGGGATGCACAAAGTTTTGAAGTTCTTCCATCAAGAACACTCACAAATCGCACATATTTGAAGCCAATTTGATCAAAACTTTTTAAATATGCCTGGTTAGCTACATGGCTCCGAACCGTTCTTACAGTGCGCTCAATGTCTGATTTTGTGCTGTTGAGTAATCCGTCTTCATAATTTAGCTTCTTGGTACCACGGATACGCTGAATAATCTCACTATTAGTTTTGCCAGTGTTAATACCATCTCTGATTGCATATTCAACTTTTTGACGGGCAGCTTCAGTAATTCTTGATAAAAGATCATCAACTAGGGCACCACCAGCCAATGGTACCTTTTTAGCAGCAGAATAGAACTTGTCACCGCTAAGAGTTTTATTTTTCGCTCCGTATAGCTTGGCTATGTAATTAGCTTCATAAACCGCTAAAGCGGTAGCAGAGACGGTGAAAGCTTCAGGTAAGCTTGTATTTACACTAGCAAACCATTGGTCAATCAAATCTTTAATCTCTCTGAGGTTTGACGTTGTATACTTCCCACCAGCTAAAGCAATTTTCTCTGAATCATTAAGTTCCTCTAATAGATCACGCAGCTTTGAAAGCATTGCTTTTGTATCATCATTAAATAAACCTAATAATTCATTAACTGTTTTTGATGAAGCGCGAAAAAGATATGCTTGGTGTTGAGTTAGTGCCTCTAAGAGTTCTTTGATAGTTGCCGCCATATCAATTCACTCCTTGATTCAAAGTCCCATCCTGTTCAGCTTCAACATTTAGGATTTCTTCTTCATATTTTTGTTTAGGAAACATTCCTGTTTGGTTGTATTCCCACCAAGATTTGAATGAAGATCTACCTTGTAAAGCTGCTTCAAACAATTGACGAGCCAACTCAGCTAAATAACCTTGCTTGTTAAATTCCTGACTAATTTCGAACATCAGTTCATCTTTAGTCAGAACATCAACATTAGGTACTACAAATTTAGCAGCCCAACGTAAAGCCATAGACAAAGCTTCATTCATATTCACAACACAAAGTGAAAGAACGGAATGCTGCACGGCATCATCACTGTTAGATTCAGTAGCAGTCTTTTTAGCTGCGGAACCTTTTTCAATAAGTCGAGCACCAAGCTCCTTCATTTGCTCCCACTTATCCTTCATAGCTTCCCGTGCTAATGTGTTTGGATCTGCTTGTACAATCCCCAAATCACCGTTTTCAGGTAAAGGTAATAGAACTTTCGCACCGATATAAATGCCACGCTTTTTAGCCTCGTCATACCAAGCCCAATTAACTCCCTTAGCATAAAACTGTGGTTGGCCCATATAAAAAACGGACTCTTGAAAGTCCGCACTATCTCTATAATGAGCTAAATTAAGATTAGCCAATGGGAGCAATGGAGGCTTTTTAATCTCTTCAGAGTTATCAATAGCCCCCACAAAAGTGAATGGAATATAAGACCAGAAATCCCCGTTATTATCAGTGGGATACTTCTTATCTTCGCCCTTCCATGTACCCTTGTCGCCTTTTGTGTAAACTTGAACTGTATAGATGAAGTTTCCTTCATTATCAGGCTCTAAACGAAGTACTCTGTATTGCTCTACCTCAGATTTGCTAAAGCCATCAGCGCCTCGTTCTGAAGTAAATTCACGGATGACCACCAAGCAAAGCTTTTTCTGGTTATCAATCATCATTGAATCCCAATTGATCACATCAATGGCATTCAATAAGTGAATCATCGGGTAGGCTTTTTGCTGTTTAAACTCCGCAAGATTTCGAGCCGGTGTAACTGCAGGATAGTCAACATATAAAGCACAACGATAATGCTTTAATAAATGTCGGATCCCGTTCTGTGCCAATTGATAAGCACTTAATCCCGCGCCGTTAGCATTGCGTTCTAAGTGAGCTAGTTCTGGAGGAAATTTAAAACTTGGATCGGTTGCAAAAGCTGCACCAACTAAACTATTAGATGTAGTCCCCGTTACTTCATAAAAGACTGCCCGAGTACGATAAGCCTCATAAGCACTTTTATTTGCAGGTGATTGATCATGAGCATTGGGTTTCGGAAGATACTTTTCTCCTTTAGCCTTTACAGCATCCTCGCCTTCACACACATCATCTAGCTTCTGCCAATATGGCAAGTTTTTAACATATTCAGGATGTTTAAAAGTTACGTCACTCATCGAGCAAATCCCATATCAGCAAAGAAGGCCTCAAAACCTCCATTCAATTCATTAAATGCATCTGAACCAGCATCAACTTGGTCGTCATGCGTTCCATTTGGAAAATTGCGAAGCTCTTCAATAAAGTCTTTATTCCAATCACCTCTAAGCATTCTCACGTTACCCACGTTAACTTGCGCCGCAAAAGGTTGTGCACGTGTGAGTTTGTCTCCCGAAACTGGTTTGGCTTTGACGTCATATCCTGCAAGAAGTTTTACGAATGCACTAGCTTGTGATTTACCAGCTTGACCAGGATCTTGAGGAATCCTTACCGTTACGCCCATCCCATCTAACTCTGTGACTTGTTTTAAGCGCTTATTAACATTGTCTGGACCAAGCTGTCCTCTTGTAACATCGACAATGTAAGTAAAACCATCTGCGCCAAGAGCTTCTCTAACACCTGCTGTAAAGTCGCCTTCATTCTCAGTAGCACCAAAGTCCCAAGCCCTTACTTGCTTCACTACATCAGCAGGTAAAGCATCCACAATTTCAATATTGTCAGGCTTAAAAAAACCACCTGCTGGCGGTGATGGCATTTGACGATATTGCCCGGCAAAAACATACGGCGCAGCTTGCTCCATTTGCTTCAACTTTTGAATATTGTGTTTTGCTGGCCACAATGCAGATCCGTCTTCTTGAATAGCCGAAAGACATAGATGCTCCCACACTTCACCGTTACCACCAGCTACAGGAACGCCGTCTTTTCTATCACCTAGCAGCCATCCAGCCAAATCATCTTCATGAAGACGCTGCATAATGACAATAATTGGCGTTTCTGGTGAGTTAGTACGAGACTCGAGAGTATTTTGGAACCAGTCAATTACACCTTCACGGATAGTTTTTGATTTGGCTTCATCGGCCTTATGCGGGTCATCAATGATGATGCAACCACCAAAGCCTTCACGCATTTTGCCTGCACCAAAACCTGTAATGGTACCGCCAGTACCAGTCGCATAGCAGACTCCGCCTGCATCTGTGCGCCAGAAATCCTTAGCTTTACTATCCTCACGTAATTTAAGATCAGGAAAGACCTTTTTATAAGCCTTTTCTTGAACCATATTACGAGTCTGAAATGCATTATTTGCGGCAAGCATTGCCGAGTAACTGATATGAATAAACTCACAGTCAGGTTTCTTTCCAAAACACCAAGCCATAAAATTAATTACAGCAATTTCAGTTTTTGAATATCGAGGTGGTACGTTAATAATTAACCGCTTAGTCTCACCGCGATAAACTTTCATTAATGCTTCGCAGATTTCTAAGTGGTGCCAATTTTGCATCCATTTGTAGCCTCGGCGCTCCTTAAACATGTACCTTGTAAAGAAATATAAATCTTCTTGCGCCTCGATCTGGATGGCTTTATCCCGAGCCGCATCAGTACTCATCTAAGACTTCCCTCCGCGCTTTTAAGTAATCTTCCATTGGAACTGGAATTTCAGAATTAACTGTTTGAACTGGTCCGCCGTCTTTGCCTGTAATTTCTTGACGATTAGTAAATTGACCACCAATGTCTTTAGCGGCTTGCTCAAGAATTTTTAAGGCTGTTTTGACGTTTCTAGTCTTCTCAAGCTGTCTTTGGTATTGCTTCAGTCGGTAGTACTTATTAGCAATAGGAATATCAATTAAGCCTTTATCAAACTTCTCTCTGGTTAATTCAAAAAGCTCAACAAACTTCTTGCTTAAGTTTCTGCCCGAATATTTTGTTGGGTCATAGCATTCGCATTGGCTACGACTAATATCAACTCCAAACTCTTGCTTGACCTGTTCAACCACTTCTTGAGGGGTATCACGGCATGCAAGAGCTTGAACAATAAATATTTTCACAGGCTCTTTTAGTGCTGCCATAAATTCCCCTTCGTACAGCTACGTACAGCAAACAGGACAAAAAAAAGAGCCATAAGGCTCAATTGATTACACAGTTCCCGCAGCATCTCGCAATATCTAAATCAGAAACAAACGGCGGATTTTTTGCGACCTCAATAAGTCGCTTAACATTCTTACTTGGTCCCCACCGTTTAACTACGCCAATAAACTCTTCAACGTCATGACCAGCAAGATAGTGCTTAGGCAGACCAGAACTATCGCTATAAACAATTTCTCCGTCCTCGTCTCTCATCACTCCAATGTGGTAAAGCTCATGTTCAAGCAAATAACAGAACTCTGTATCGTTTGCACGCTCACAGAAAGAAGCGTCGACAGTTATTAAGTATGTTGGCACAAAACCGAACCAGTCACGCATCTGTTGCTCTTGTCTAGCTTTACGCCAGCCACCGACGTTAAACATTACTTTTTCACACTGCCCCAGCACCATCGCCTGCTTGCTTTTATATGCAGAAGAGGCCCAAGCAAATGCCAAGAACTCTTCATTATCATGAAGTAACTCAGCAATATGATCATGATCTGGATTATAAAGAGGCCCACCAATCGTTAAGTAATTAGCCACAACCCATTTTTTTAGGTCTGGAGCCGGTATTAAACGAATTGCTTCCTCTTCTTCAGCTTGATCAATAAAATCAGTTGGTGGAAACGGTCTGATCTGATCCATTAAATATTTGCCTCTTTAAGTTTTTAAGCCACTGACTAGCAAAATGAGCTTGTATCTGTAACGGGCCAGATTCATTAATTTTAAAACTTGGTGCTGCCTCTAACCGAACAACCGTATATCCCATTGCTTCAGCATCATCGTATCGATCCATACTCCAAGCTTTATCTTTGAGCTTACCTTTTCGACCACCAGACCAAGGGCCACCAGCAATTTCAACTAATATGTGATGTTCAATTAAATGAAAATCAAAACGCCAATGCTTAGTAGACTTAAACTGGAATTTCTTTTCGTACTTAATTTCCAGATTGTCTAAAGCTTCAGTAAATTCTTCCTCTGCCTCTAAGTACTTTTGAGTAGCTTTAGGTAGCGGTCTGGATTTAGGCTTGGTTTTAGGTTCTTTTTTCCGAGTAAGCCAAAAGTATTCTGTAGAATCCATTATTCTCACCCATAAAAAAACCGCCCTTAGGCGGTGGCTAAACTCACAGGCAATATAGTATTACTTCTTAAAAGTTGCCTTATAAAGCTTTGAATTAAAGTAATCCGTAATTTCTTTACCTTCGTTTTGAATTTTTTCCTCATTTAAGGGTAAAAAATCTAATTCAGATTTGAAGCTCATATACTCTGGAATAAATTTCTTTATAGGCGGAGGTGGTTTAGGTCCACCTTCTGTAATTTTTTCGATAAATCCAGCTAACCATAAAATATACTCACCTTCTGAATTATGAGGAGGAATCAAACTCACATCTATTTTTACTTTACATTCATCTAATTGTTTACTAAACAATTCAACAAAATCAATAAAATTATATTTTAATTTAAATTCTGTTCCCTTAATTTCTCTGCGTATACATGTCATAAGTAAGTTCATATTTTCAATACAGTCATGTGAAAACAATTCCTCATCTTTAATTTTGTTATAAATATTTTCCGCAAACATGAGATACTGTGTCATTTCAGCAGCTCCTCATTTTTATAAAGTATTTTTCTTAAGGTAGTCCTATTATAACAATGTTGCAACAAGAAATTTTCCATTTTTAGTTTAAGAAAATTTTAAAAATTATAAAAACGATTATATTCAATAAATTAGTACAAATAAAAGCTATGGAAGTTTGATCTTTCTATTGAGCTTTAAAATGGATTATTGTGTTTAAATCATCAATTTAAAAAGCTTGCCTAGTAGGCAAGCTCCCCCTTTTTTTGATATTTGCGCTGATCAATAAGGTTTAGTGTTACTTAAAGCAACACACTGATAATACTGAAATATTTAAAAATAAAAAAGCCCACTTCCTATTTTTATTCAGAAATGGGCTTAGCGAAAAAAACGCTTAGACCTGAAATAGAAAATATCTATTCGGAAATATCTCCAACTTCATATTGGCATAATATTTAAGCACTAGCAATAGGGATTGAATTAAAAATATTAAATATTCATATTTAAATAGATAAAGATTTCTTTTTAAATAGTTTTATTTTTAGCCTACATAATTTTTTTACTTATCAAGAGTTATAAAGAATATGTGCCCATCAATAGGTAATACTTAATAAGGTCTTATGTGTAGTAACCATTAGGCTCTAGAGACTAAGAACTCAAACTGACTAAAAATAAAAAATAATTAATTTTCAATATTAATGATCATATACTGCAAAGTTATGTATATTCCAACTTCTCCATTGTTGAGTGCCTCATATAAGTCTTCATCAACGAAATCTCCAGATTCATCATATAGCCATTTATGAATTTGAATAATTTGTATATTCCCTTTTTTGTCTATTCTTGCTATTGGGTCTATTACGGACCGAACTATCACTTTCTTCTTCGTCTTAACATCGAGCAATGTGATAATTGTCATTTTAAAATCCTTATAAATATCCTGTATAACAACTACTCTCAATCAATAAAGATTTTTATATTTAAATTACTTAAATAGCAATCTTTTTCAATCTAAAAAATAAATTAAAAACACTTCAATAGTATGTGCCTATTAGAAAAGATACCTTAAATATTCTACTAGCAATAAAAAACCGCTTTAAGGGCGGTTCATCTAAAATTCACAGGTACTTAATGAAGATTTTTTTCTGTCTTTGCATCTTTCTGGGCTCACAAATTTTTCCAATAAAGTTAGTTAACCACAAAATACTTTCTTCACGATCTTCAAAATGAGGTATAAGGCTTAAATCTACTTTTATTTTGCGATCAGCTAAAGGCAAACTTAAACAATGTTCAAAGTCTATTGAGCTGTACTTCAATTTGAGTCTTTTTTCTGCAGCTTGATTCTTTATCTCAGCCATAATGCGATTTAGATTAACAATCAAATTATTTGAAATTTTATTATTTTCATATACCCGTTCGTAAACTGTCTCAGCTACATCAATGTAATTTATTAGCTCTACATTCTCATTCATAGCATTTGTACTCCGTTTTTTTAATTATTCTCCTAAAATCATGTTTATTTGAGTTACCTAATGCATCATCTAAGTAAATATTGTTTAAATTCGATTAATTTAATTTTAAATAAATTATTGAATTAATAATATAATTATTGGATTTTATAATATTTTTATAGATCTTTATCCTTAGCAAATTCAATTAAAATTTAATAAAAAGCCCCGCCAATAATCGATATTTAGCGGGGCCATTTGCGCCGTAATACGTCCGGCAAACGATAAAACTAGTTTTTAGGTGCTCTAAGGATATTTAGAACTTTCTCAGACATATCATGTAAGTCAGATCCAATTGGCAACCAGAAATGGAACACCGTATTGTCGCGGTTAAAAACTTGCTTGTAGTACTCAGTTTTAAAAGATGGGTCGATATCTGAAGCTTTTAACAATCGCCCTTCTTTTTCAATCTTTTGCCCGTCAAGTTCACCACCAACACAGATATTCATTTTAAGTACCAGATTTTAATTAGACTGGACTATAGCACAAAATAAAAAAGCCCACCGATTGGCGAGCTCTTAAATTCATTCTGGCGATTACTTTACATTTCGCCCATTTTAGAAATCTTTATACTCAAGTGTATACCCAACTGTCAAGCGTAAGTTTCTTGACTATCAGGAAGTTCAAAACGGAATGATCGAGAAATACGCGTTCTAATTTCATTTTCCCATTCAGCAACGATTGATTCTCCAAACAGCTCAAATTTCTGATAACTCTTTATATAAGCTGTTTTGGTTGCATCAATGCCAGCAATATTCATTTTCTCTTTCAACGTATATGGTCGTTTTCCAGTACCATTACATTTTTCACAAAACCTTGCCCCATTTGGAAAGCCATTTAAACCAAATGTCTCAATTTTACCCAACCCTTGGCAGACTCCACACATAGCCTTAACAAAAACATGGCCACGCAAAATAATCTCAGCCATACCTTTTGCCAGATTAGTAAGATCACCTTGGGCATTAGTAGGGGTAAATTTTTTCTTTACCATTTCTTTATGAATCTCTACCGCTAATTTATTTCGCGCTCTGAAAAAATTACCTGATTTAATCTCACCACGAACAAACTCAACCTTGCCCGGAATATCTTCAATACGGCGTTCAGTTTGAAAATTAAAGTCATACTTACTGTAAAAAGTTTCAGTCTGTTTTTGTGCTGGGGTAATTATTGCGATTCGCTCAAAATCAACCTTTTCAATCAAGACAGTGGCCCAAAGCTTTGCAGCTGGCGATAACAGCGCTAATTCACCTAAAACTACATCTTTAGAAATTTTCTTACCTTCAGCTTTGCCTTGAGCAATAGCAAGGCGAAGTAACTCAATAAAATCAAACTTTTCAACCAACATAATCGCCTTCCTATTTACCCTTAATTAATAATTCAATTTGCTTTAATGCCATACCGGATTTCACTTGCTCTGTGCTGAACCGTAAAACTGTAAAACCCATCATTGCTGCGGAGTTGTATTTCTCCATATCCCCTAAATAGCCCTTACCTCTTGTGTGACGGCCTCCGCTCCAGATCCCGCCTTCTACCTCAATCAAAATCTTTGAACCCTTTATTAAAAAATCTGCTCTCCATTTGCGTTCAGGATGGAACTTATATTCCTGTTCAAATCCAATCTTGCATGCTCTTAAATGCGTTGCCAGAACCACTTCACCCACACTTGGTTGTCTGGCAACTTGCTTTGCTGAACGGCGCTTTTTATTTTTCTTTATGGGAAATAACTTGCGGTATTCAGCAATGCTGACTGATGACATCAAGCACCACCTTTGAGCACTTGCTCTATAGCTTTAAGGGTTCGAATCATTGCCATTTGTAGAAATTCATGATTGCCGCGCATGTCTTCTTCAACATACTGCAAAGCATATTGAGTCTCTTTTAATGCCCCATCTAAACGCTTTTGCAGCTCCTCCACTTTCGCTTGTTGTTCTTTTTGAATCTCCCAAGCCCACTTTCCAGATTTACCCTCAAACTCACTCATGGCTGGCTCCTTTTTCTGCATCACACATTTCACATTTATCTATATGCCCCCACCCATCATCTCGAATGAAGCCAAACCCCTTACAAGCCTTACATTTGACTTTCTTTTTCTCACCCACCAAGAAATATCGATCTTTCTGGTTGTAGGTAATATCAATAGAACCTGAGTAATAGCGCCTTAACGCCCCATCAATATGAAATTCGTGTGGACCTACACAAAACATCCACCCCGAATCCCCGCCGCACTTTGTAAACCATGTGAAATATGCTTCTCTCCATTTCACATAACGGCCAGACAGATGAGGAGTCAACAATTCAATTAAACGTGCTCTAAGCATCTCCATGCTTGCTGACATATCTCCATAGTGATATTCAAGATCGTAGCTATACTCGCCTGTGTTATATCTAGTTGGCATGAGATTCACCGCCTCCGTATATTGATTCGTGGTCGCGGATAGCAGTCATCACACGCTTAATTGAAATGGAACCATCTGGAATGAAGTCGCAAAAATCATCAAGAAAGCTCAATCTCCCATTTCCCACCATGCGAACATGCGTGTAACCAACATGCTTATCTGTCGTAATGAATGCAGGCGTTAGCTTCTCAACTCCACCTAAATCGTTGATGATTTTCAAAGACTCCACCAGACGTTTAAGCTCAACCAAATCTACAAAATACTTCTCACGATCTGCTGGGCTGATTTCTACACTTTGACCACATTGGAACTCATAACCCTCGTTCCATTCAGTTGCGTTATCGGGTGCTGAATCTACGATTTCCTTCGCGTATTGCAGTCCTTTATCTCTAATCAATTTAGTTGCTTTCATGGCTGGCTCCTTTCTCATCAAGCTCTTTACGCGCCAACCACCACCAAACCACCGCACCGCTAATAGCTGCTGTAAAAAATGAAATGAGTAAACCCCACGCTAAAATCTCGAATTTATTCATACATTCGCCCCATCAATTAGCTGAAGAATATTTCTAGGGATTGGCATACCCTCCCGACGGCACATCTCTGCGTATTCGTGTGGATTATCGAAAGGATCAGGGCCCAACTCTTTTATAAGCTCAGGCTCTTTTTCTTTTGCCTCAAGTTTTTGAACTGGTGCAGGTTTACGACCATTGATTTTTAATCTTTCCATCAATGATTTGAGATGCTTTTGAGCCTCGTCATTGCTCACAGGAACGTGTTTAGGTTCTTTGTGTTCTAGTTGTAGCGGTGGAGTGTAAAACTCTTGCTGACGGCCTTTTAACTGAGCTTTAGCAACCATCACGTTGTAGGTCCCGAAGAAATTATCTTGAGCTGCTCGCATTTGGCCGGCTTCGATCAAATACATAACCTCGTCTAAGGCGTACTTAGTGATTTGGGTAATAACCACGGAACGGTCAGTTGTAAACTTACATGCGCGAGACCAAGCTTCTTCTGGAGACATCCAACTTTCACCGATACACCAGGTGCGAAACTCGGCAAATGACGGCATAAAGCGTCCACCTGCTGTAAGTAAACGAGCAAGTGCGTTGTTAAATTGGTTTTGTTGAACGCCAACCAGTGTTTTAAGTGCGATTTGCTCAACCACTGACAGAGGAATTGCACTTTCGCCTGTTGCTGGAAATTGCTTATTGAACTGAGCAGCGTAAACAGTGCGAAGAGAAGCGATTAATTGACGCACTTCGTTCAAGGTAATCTCATGCATGACCTACCTCCTCAATCATTGGAAACTTTTTTGCTGGGGTTACATCCACGATTTGAGATTCGCTCTGTTCTTCAAAAAGATTAGCGAAGTAACCCGACTCTTGTGGTTTTTGACCAGCTGAATTGATTTGCTCTTGTTTCTTGCGGTTTGCAGCAACTTGTTTCTCGTTGTTTTGAACCCAAGAGAACCACTTAACCAACCAGATGCTTGGTGTATTCAACGAACTTGATTCGTTTGCAAAGTACCAGTCACCGAAATTTTGAATCATGGTTCTCAAGTCGATTTCAGGTACCGAAACAAATCTTTGTTGAGCAAGTGAGATGAAATCGTATTGAAACTCGCTGTATTCAGAAATGAATTCACGCATTGAATAGCGTTTGTGATCATCGATCTGATACTGAGCAAATTGAATTGGAGTTAATTGCGAATTTTCTCCACGCGTATTACTACTACTATCAATAATTGGTTCTTGGTTTATGGTTAATGGTTTATGGTTATTGGTTGGTTGCACATCCGTTTGTTCTTCGTTTAACGGATTTTCAACGACCGTTGAATTTTCGTTAGACGCTTGATCATCTTTTGATGAATCACTGTTGGACGAGCCTTTCTTTTTCGCTGCACGTTTTGCAGCAGACGCCTTACCAGCCTCACTCGCTTGTTTCTTTTTCCCGTGATATTCAGCAATTTCTCGTTCACAACGATTATTGCGATAAACACCTTCTTCAAGAATGAAAAACTCATCAAGTACATATTTGAGAGCTTCTTTTTGCTCTTCGGTAGTACATTGCAAACGACGTGCTAGACGATCAATGCTTGATGCATCAATCGCCTTTTCTGTGTCGTAATACATATCTAATAAGTCGCGGTAAATCGCACGCTCAATTAAACTGAGGTGGCGAGTCGCATTGTTGAAGTCACCAATATGGTGTTGGTAATAGTTCATGCGGCCCTCTCTTTTAATACTTTCTCAAAGCGTTCTTGCTGCAATTCGTAATATTGAGGATTCAATTCACACCCTAAATAATTACGGTTATGCATTAGTGCTACAGCTGCTGTTGTTCCGGATCCCATGAATGGGTCAAATACAACATCATTGACTCGAGATCCTGCTAATACACATGGCTCGATTAAGTCCATTGGAAATGTTGCGAAATGAGCACCCTTGTATGGCTTTGTAGAAACTTGCCAAACACTGCGCTTATTACGAGTAAGTAAGTCATACTCGCTTTCTGATCTTTCTGATCTATGAGTTCCATATGCTTGATTTGGAATAACAGCAGCTCTCTTACTATTTTTGCGTTTAAAACTATCGCGCGAAGATCTCGAGTAAACGGCTTTCATTGGACCGTTATGTTTCATCACGGCACGAGTACTGCCATGTTGTTGATCAAGATTTTGGGAAAGTCTTTTGATTGAGCTTTCTGCAACCGGTTCTTTAATTGCTACGTGGTCAAAATAATATCTACGTGATTTACTGAATAAGAAAATATACTCATGTGCTTTGGTACAACGATCAGTAATACTTTCAGGCATTGGGTTCGGTTTATGCCAGATAATATCTTGGCGCAAATACCAACCATCAGCTTGTAGAGCAAAAGCTACTTTCCATGGAATACCAATTAGATCTTTCGGCTTTAAATTTGATTGGGCTGCATTTTGCTTAGGAAGAACTAGTCCTTTAGTTTTTGGATTCTTACCGTCGTTTAAACCTGTACGTGTCATGCCCCGACCAGAACCCGCATAACTGTCACCAAGGTTTAGCCAAAGTGTGCCATCTTCATGGAGCAGCTCTCGCACTAAACGAAAAACTTCAACCATGTTTTGAACGTATTCATCAACGGTATTTTCTAAGCCTAATTGACCATCAACACCGTAATCACGTAAACCAAAATATGGTGGTGAAGTTACGCATGTTTGAGCTTTTAGCCCTTCCTCAATCATTTGTTTCATCAATGCGCGGCAATCACCAAATAAAATTTTATTCATGCTTCACCGCCTTCTTTAATCTGAATGTATGTGCTACCCAAGAAGCGAATACGATCAGCACGGCTAAGGCTACTAATAATTTCCTCAGCATGGTTGTACGTAATACGATGCTGACGCACTAAAACCTCTTTAAATTCATCTCGCTTTACAGCTGCATTTTTAGTATCAGCTTTGATTCGCTCTAGGTTTTCTTCACACTTTTTGATTAATGCTTTAAGTGTGTGGAGAGCCGGTTCAAACCAGCTCTGGATTATTTGTTCTTGATTTGATAGATTATTCGTGTTCATTTGATCCACCTCAATTGAATGCCTAACCACTCCTGTTACAGCAGGTAGTGGTTTTTTATTTGAATAAAATCCGCATGTATTCAGGTGAAGTGAATGCATGTGCTAAATAGACTCGCGTTGCTTCTGCAATTTCAGGTGAGCAATACACATCACTTTCTTGCACAACCTTCAAACCAATGGCTGTCAACAAAAAGCTAATAAACTCAATCTCAGTCCATCCATTTGATTTCTTTTCTGTTTTCATCCGTGAAAGGATGCTTGCATCGACATTTATCATCTCTGCTACTTGTCTTTGATTGCTAGCGTTAAGTGCTTGCAATATGAGCGATTCGTTATTGCTAGCGCTTGCAGGCAATTCATTTGATACTTTGCTCATGGTTTAGTTCCTAAGCGGTTAATGATCCAAGGTTTTTGCTTTTTGTCGTCTGGGGACGAAGTTCAATCCAAATATCTTGATAGTTATCAGGGAAAAGCTCTTTTCGCGTTGTTAAACCAAGATCTTCAGCAATAACTGCTAGCCTGATTTTTCTATCAAGGGGGATAGCTTTCCATCCACTAACTGATGACGGAGCAATCCCCAGAAGTCTTGCTACCGCTGTGACACCACCTAGCTTATCTAAAAGTTGTGCGTCATTCATAACGTGCTCCTAATTTTTCTTTAATTATTAGGCATTCCTTATATTAAATCAATAGGAATACCTAATTTTATTTATGTTAGGATTTCCTAACATTCTGAGGATAGTTGTATGAATACTCTTGCTGAACGACTTAGGTATGCCATGGAAGTTTTGCCACCTAAAAAGATTAAAGGTGTTGAGCTTGCTCGTGCAGTAGGAGTTAAACCTCCTTCTGTGAGTGATTGGCTGTCTGGAAAATCCAAAACAATGGAAGGTGAAAATTTATTACGTGCCTCAAAATTTTTGAATGTAAATCCTTCATGGCTTGCATCTGGCACGGGAGAGATTCAATCAAGCACGAGAGATAAATTTAAACAACTGGATATCGAAGAGTTCAAAAAGAAATACAACATTAGTGATAGTGATGAAGCTCTTTTATTTTCAACAATTATCGAAAAACCGTTTATCCCATCATCTAAGCGTTGGGTTCCTGTTAAGGCTTACTCCAAGATGGGCATGGATGGCTATTTCACAGATATGGGTTATGAAGGCAATGCTGGAGATGGGTATGTTCCAACTCACTCAGCAGGACCAAGAGCCTATGGCATTAAAGGCACTGGCGACTCAATGTTTCCAGCAATTCGTAATGGCTGGTATGTTGTATGCGACCCTGATGCAGAGCTTGTGCCGAATGAGTTTGTTCAGGTGTGCTTGAAGGATGGAAGATGCACAATTAAAGAATTTGTCGGCATCAATGGTGGGGTTTTAAGTTTGCTTTCTGTGAATGGTGGTGAGCGATTTTTCTTTGAAATGGACGAGGTTGAAAGTATTACCGCTATTACAGATATCGTGCCGCCAAGTCAGCACAGACAAGAACATCCTTATTCGCATTAATCACAGGAAGACTTATGGACAACTCTAAACTACCAATCAACCAGATTATTGCTCGCATCAATGATGCTGCGAAACATGGTGAAGCTTTGGTGCTAACAGCCGAAGAAGTAAAGATTCTTTCTAAAGATATTGGCGACAAAGTCTTTATTCCTGTGCTTACTAATGAGCAGGTCGTGCAGTTGGTAAAAGAAGGAAAGCTAGGACAGAAAATTAATAACACAAAAGATTAATAAACTGTGAACCCGACACAGTCTTTACAACAGATCGGGTGGGGAAAATAATGAGTAAGACAGTTGTAAAAGACAAAACCGTACACTACAAAAAAGTAGACTTTCTAAAAGGCGCGAACCTTGGAAACTTACTTAAAGCCCAACTATTAGATAAAGACTCTTTTTATCATAAAGCTATTAATAGGCAGCAATTTGTATCGGCTACTAAAGATGATTTTATCCTTATAAATCACGCAAGTTCACATCAAAGTATGTTCTTTGGAGAGCTAATCATAGTGGAGTCTGGTAAAGCTCAAGCTGTTTTAAAAATAGACAATGATAGTGCTACCGAATTCCCAATCAAAACTTACTTAACGGAAGATTTACCTGATGATGAGGATGAATCTGTTGAAGTAGTGCGCAAAGAATTTATTGATAGTGTTTTATATTTTGGAGTGATTGATAATCATGTTGCAATTATTCAATCCAGATCATTAACAGCAAGAACTCTTGAGTCTTATTTAGGTTGGCTTTTGGGTGAAGCAGCTAAAGCCTTACCAGCGAATAGTGCCTTAATCTTAAAAGATGCTCCGAACCCGGCAATTAAAGAAAAATTGGAATCAACGCCAGCCAAGACCATCTCAATCTCATCTGGAATTGGATCAACAGAATTGCAACCGATTCACAAAATAGAGTCGAACGTACCAGCTAAGATTGATTACAAAATCGAAGAAAATGTGGTTGATGTTTTAAAAACTGCATTTGGTGTCGATTTGGATGATTTAAAACTTGAAGATGGCCTTGATGACGCTAATTTAAAGCTTAAATTAACACTCACCTATAATCGAAAAACATCCAAAAGCGGGCAAAAAGTAATTGATACTGTTGCATCATCTATGAGACATAATGATGATTATGTTATAACTCTTGAAGATGGTACTAAGGTCACAGCGGATAACTTAAAGATGAGTGGAAAAATATCTGTTGAAACAATCAATAATAAAGTTTATAACGACGGCCTTAAAGTTCAATTGTACAATTGGATGACTACCAATATTAATTTTGGTGATTAATCATGGCTAAACGCTACTTGCCGTTTTACAACAACGCTAAATTTATTGCATTAGTGTTAGTAGCTCTATTTGTCATTTTTTCAGTTACTTTTAAATTTCTTGCCCTTGATGTAAATATCAACTTGGTTCAATTTTCCTTTGTTTTGTTATTACCGTTAAGTCAAATTTATCTAGCCTACAAAGGTATGCTCGATGCATTGAAGCTTGATGGTTTAAATCAATCAGAGCGGGATCGCCTCACGTCTACTGTGGATATAAGGAGCAAATCATCACTATATGTTGCCATTTTATTTATAGTGATTGTTTTTGGAATGTATGTTTTCAATGAATTGAATTTACTATCAAATCAGCATCTTTTAGCATTAGTCTTATCTGTAGGCTTAACCTCAATATTAAGTTTCTTTTTGGCATGGAGTGATTTAAAAGAAATATCTATGCTTGAGAAAACCCTTAAGGCTCGTAAAGAGGCGAGAGAGGCCAGAAGCAAAGTAATGAGCAATAAATAAAAATCAAACACTACCCTTCTCACCCAACCCACCCCGTGTGGGTTTTCTTTTGTCTATTAAAGCACAAAAATTAGGTATTTCTAATTTTATTAGGAATACCTATTGACTTAATAATTAGGTTTACCTAATATCTATCTCACAGACAACAAAAAAGCACACCGCCCCTCCCCAGGTCCGATGTGCTTTTGCAAACTGCGAGATCAATTATGAACGTAAAAGCTACCCCTTTCAACTCCTTTGCATTTGTCAGCATGGCTGCTCTTGCAATTTCTGGTGGTTCTTTAGTTGCTTGCCAATTGCAGCCAGCTTTCCAAGCAAAAGAAGCCCCTTCTCTATTTACCCCTAAGACTCAACCAAGTACTTACGGTGTCTTAACTGCCAAAATCACAGGTAAACATTCTGGCGTTGCCGTAATCAAATTAGATAGTTTCCGTTTAAACGTTAGCTTTGATTTTGAAGCTCATCCAGACAGTTACGGCGTTCCGGGTTCTGAATTCACTGCTGTTGAAATTACTCAACTCACAGTAAATGAAATTACTGATGTTAATGGTAAGTCATATAACGATTTCACCGAATTTGAAGACATCCGAAACATCAATGGCCTTCTAAAAGGCTTCATCGAACGTAACAAGTTGGTGGAGGCTTAAAGATGTCTAATTTCAAAAAGCACCCTGACGGCTACAAGTCATTTTTAGGCCGTGATGATAAGGGCCTCTACTCTGTTCGCATTGGCTGGCAAGTGTACGCATCTAATGCTAATGGCTCAGTTCTTTACAAAGTTAAAGACGGATTTAAGACGCCTTTAAATGTGTTCAGGTTCCAAACTGACTATCCAAAAGTTTGGAATGAACTCACACAAGAAATTGATTTCCAACGCAGAAAGCAGCTCGCAATAAAACTGCGTGAAACAAACATCCCTACTTATGACCGCAAAGCATATAAGCAAAAACGCGGTTTTACAGGCTCAAGATAAGGATAAGAATAATGGCTCTACCGATTATTACTGCTGACCAAACTTTATTGGTTCAAGCAATTATTGTGTACCTATACGCTGATCCGGGTTTAGGTAAATCATCGATGGGCTTTACTGCGGAAAAAGCAATTTCTTTTGACTTTGACCGTGGTGCTCACCGTACTGGTGAATTACGTCGTGGTGCGGTTGTACAGGTTCAACAATGGAGTGATGTTGCAAACCTTACTCCGCAGGAATTAGCACCATATAAAACCGTAGTCATTGATACCGTGGGTGCAATGCTTGAATGCATTAAAACCCATCTATTGCTAACTGCTAATAACCGTCAAAAAGATGGCTCTTTAAAGTTAAAGGCTCAAGGTTTAGCGAACCAAACGTTCAAGCAATACATCAATACTTTGATCAGTTTAGGTAAAGATGTTGTTTTCATTGCACACGCATCAGAAGATCAAAACGGTGATCAAATTATTTACCGCCCAGATCTAGGTGGTAAAAACCGTAACGAGCTTTACCGTATCGCAGATGTCATGGGTTATCTAACAACTGTTACTACTGGTGAAGGTAAAAATGCCCGCGTTATTAATTTCAAACCTTCGCCTACACATCATGCGAAAAACTCAGGTGCTTTAGGCGGTGAAACCGGTGAAGTATGGGTACCTGATCTTAAAGCACACCCTACTTTCTTGGCTGACCTGATTACTCAAGCTAAAGATCACATTAACACCTTAACGCCTGCACAACTTGCAGCAGCTAAAGCCCAAGAAGAGCTAGAAAACTGGAAACAAAGCTGTGAAGAAGCTGAGCATGCAGGTGACCTTAATCAATTAACTGAGTCGCTTGATAAAGAACACATGTATTACCAGAACATGCGACAAGCAATGTTAATGAGAGCTAAAGCATTGAATTGCACGTTTGATAAACAACGTGGCACTTGGATTAGTCCCCCTGAATTTAACGGCATCTCAGATCAACAAAGAGACGAACTTCAAAACTTTATTGCTGAACGTGGCCTAGACGTAAAAACAGTATGTGAGCACTTAGGTATCGATGCCCTTATCCAAATTGAAGCAGCAAAACTGCCAGCAGTTAAACAAAACATTGAAACATTAGCTAAAACGGGGATGACAGCATGAAAATACTTAATAAAGTTGAGGCCAAACTTGCTTGGGCTAACGGTGAATTACTTTTAGTAAATAATACTGAGCGTAATGGTTGGGAACCTTTTAACCCATATGATTTTGGTTTTGATGTATTTGATAAGTTTGAATTTCAACTCAAGCCTAGAACTATTTTTATTGGTGAGTTTGAGGTACCAGAGCCATTAAGAGAAGCGCCAGAAAAAGGTACTACTTGCTCTTATCCTAGCCCAACTGTTGAACTAGGTGTGCAGCAGTTTAAGTGGAATGGTTCAAAGGGACAATTACGCATGCTCCAGCATGGCCAAGTTCACTCCAGTTTTGATAATGCATTTGCTCATTGCTGCGCGATTATTAAAATTAGCGGTGGTGAGTTTGCTGGAGACATTCTAAAACTTCTAAATAAACCTACTAAAGAAGTCGAAGAAGAAAAACCTTTAGAAAATGATGTTGAAAAATCACCTCAGGTTAATACTGAAAAAACAGTAATTGAAGAGCCTACTAAAGATTTAAAAGAGGATCTCGATAGTGCAATTGTTGTTACTGAGGGGCCTTATGTTTCATCATCCGAGGATCTATTAGTTCCAGAAACTAACGAGCCTAAAGTAGATCCAGAATATCAGAAGGCATTAGATGCTCTTCTTCAGCGTGTAAAAGAGTCAAAAACACCTGCAGAAGTAAATGCGGTTTATCGTTATACCCGCACATGGGATGACGAACAAATGAAGCCTATCCTTCTCGCCACTCACAAACGTCTTGAAGAGCTAGAAAAAGAAAAGGCATCTGCGAATGAGCCACCCTCTTTAATGGTTCAAATCCAAACTGCACCAGACCTTACAACGCTAGATGCTTTGGAAATAGACGTGGCTGCACGAGATCCGCAGATTCAACCGAAGCTAATGGGGTATGTGAGAAAACGCCGCTATGAATTAGAGAATCCTACACCTACTCAACCTGAAGCTGATCCTGATTATCTATTAGTAGACGGTTTCTAACATGAAAGATCAGTACAAGAAAGTGAGCCAAAAACACATACTTGGTTTTATGTACTACTTGCAATTGCTGGGCTATGTAATAGTCCGGCAAGGCATGGATCAAGCAATGTTCCTAACAAAGCATTATGCGGTACCTGTAGCTTGGCGCCGCATAACGATCGACTATCACAACCGGTTAAATAAACCTGCCCAGCAACTTTATAAAGAGTTTGTTGAGTGGACTAAAGAAGAATATTTGAGGGCTTAAAAATGGAAGTAAGAATTAAATCTGTAAATGGCTCAAGTCCTTTACCAGCAAATTTACAAATGGATGTTGTTTATAAAGCTGTTCGCATAGATGCCAATCGAATGAAAGTAACTTGTGATGATGGTCAAGTGATTACAACAAGCATTTCAAAATCTGGTTATTTGGGCGATTGGGGTGAATGGGAAATTTTAAGTGAGGATTCTCAACAATGAGCAAAGTTATTGGTGAAGTTAATTTGAGCCCTAGCCGTATTGAAGGTACTCCGGATCAGGTGGCTCTTCATATTTTTGAAGAAATCATTTGTCCAAGTACTGAGGAGCTTATCAAAAACAATCCGGAAGCTGCAAAAGTTTTTGCATATCACATTTTTGGTTTAGCACTGTCTCAGCTTGCAGAATTCCATTCAACTAAAAGTTTAGATAAAGCTGTAACCGTTACCCTTCACAACCTTTTGCGTCAATTGAAGAAAGAACGTAATGAGTTGAGGAACTAAAGGATGAGTGGATTAAAAGTTAAAACATGTGATTTTTGTGATGACGGGAACGGTGAATGCATTTTCCCCTATTACGGCCTTGCCCCTCATATTCATACGAAGCCAATTGGCGGTACTGAATTTATAGATGTTTCATTGCCTGAAAACTTTAGTCCTGATGGGGATGGTTTAGGCATATATACACACTGTCTGAATTGTGGGGGTGACGGCACCTATGAGGGTACTCAATTAGAAGTTAAAGCGGAAAGTATGGAGGAGTAAATGTTAAAAGATCTGAGAAATCTATCTGATGCAGAGCAACAAGAATATTTGGATCGCTTCATAATGGCTAATGAAGAACAGAAGTTTCCTCAAGAGGTTGTGGCACTTTATTTAGATTGCTCGCCTTGGACATTAGCTAGAATGCGTTGTGATCAATCATCACTGCCTTTCTCGAAAATTGGGAGACGTGTTTCATATAAAAAGAAAGACGTTTTGAAGTATGAGCAAAGCAAGACTGTGCTTAATACAGCACAGCTTGCAACAGTTTAAGGCGGTTAAACCGCCTTTATTTCTTTTAATCTTTCTGCCCATACAGATTGGTAATTAAAGCAATCAATCTTTCCTTGATAAACCGCCTCAATCATATTCATCGAAGCTCTTAATTCCTCATCTGGAATTTGAACATAACCACCTGTCACATCAATTCTTGGTTTAGCCGTGTGATTAAGAAGTCTTTTTGTCACATAAATATTAAATCTTAAAAGGTTGCATATAGTGGCAAATGTACGGCGGAAATCATGCATTGAAACGTAATAGTCAACTTCCTTACCCACTCTATTCAATAATGTATCTACCTTAGTTGCATGCATATTCCACGAAGTAGGCATCTTAGTAGCTGGGAAAACCCAATCGTTTTCTCTTAATAACCAACGTTCACGCAAAATACTGTGTAGATGATCACCAATAGGAAAAGTATGATCTGAACCATTTTTGGTATCTCTAAAAGTTAAGGTACCATTTTTAATATCTACATCAGCCCACTTTAGACAACATGCCTCCTGTTTACGGCATCCCGTATACATGCACATCAATACGATATCCCGATGCGTGTTTGACCTAGCAGTATTTTCCAGATTCAACTCATCTTCATAATGAAGCACCGCATTGTAATATTTGTGAATGATGTCTTTATGGAGATGTCTATCCCTACTTGCTATTTTATTCCAACCTCTTGTTACGGAAATAATGTCAACTGGATTACTTTTAAGGATCGGGTTCTCATCTGTTGAATAAAGAACATGAATATACTTCCATAAAGTACCTAAAAGAGATACAGCACCATTTGCTGACGACTCACTTACTTCCGATACCTCAATAAATCGATCCAAAACTTCTTGCTTTGATATCTGGAAAAGCTTTTTGTTGCCCCACCCCAAATATAAATCAAAATACTTACGGTACTGCCTAATTGTTTTTGGTCTAAAGTCATTTCTATCAATATAAATTTGAAGAGCTTCATTCACGGTAATATCTAAAGGATTAGCAACCTTCTTTAATTTGATAGGCTTTTCATATTCATTGTTTGAAATTTTCGCCAGAATCATCTGAGCTTTTGCTCGAGCATTTGTTGCAGGAATATCGGTAGTTTTGCCAATTGTCACTCGATAGAGTTCACCTTCATGCCTCCTTTCAACAATATAGGTTTTACTTTTATTAGTTACCCGAACAGCAAAACCGATCAGTTCTGCATCTCTATATATTTTTTGACCTTTTTCAGTTAATGGAATAGCATCAACAGTAGATTTGTTGAGTTTCAT